AATAGTTTATTAATTCTTTTGCAGATATAAATATATTTCTTATATTTGTAATGAATTAATAAACTATTAAAATTTTATAACCATGCAAACCAAGTATTACTTAACCTTCGAACAAGTTGGAATCATTAGACGTATTCCACTTAAGGAACAGGACCCCGATATGCAGGGAATCCTAGATGCTTTCATCCAAGCCTTCAGAATTACCAATGAACTGGACGATAATGATACCGTTAATACGGTAGACCTAATCAATGCTCTTAACCATATAGATGACATTTACATTGATACAGTAGAGATTTACGAAGATGGGTTCGAAATGATTGAACAATCTATACCTTTGGGAGATGCTAGCAAATGCGTAAGTAATCTCTTACAGATTGTTCAATACAACGATGCCTTTGATTTAGCTGCTAATAATCTTGCTCTTGAGATTAAAAACAGTGTAAGATTCCATTGGAGACAACTTAACCCAGGTTCTTCAACTCCTGAACCCGAGTTCATAAATCAATTCTACAAAGAAGTCATTAACCGTTTAAAAACAAAAATATAATGCTAAAAATCGTATTTACCTCAGAAGACAATGAAAACTCTATGTTCGGCATAGAGGAATTCCCTATCTCAGCAGAACATGCCTCACAATTAATGCGAGGCGATATGTGCATAGAAAGGTTCCTGAACGATAACCTAAATGCTCCTGATGACCTATCCAGATTCAAAGGTCTTCTATTAGAAGGAGATCACATTGACCATGTTACAGTTGCTATCAAGTTTGAACCAGAATCTGATGTCAAAGAAGACATTAGAAAGCATCTGGTAAATGAACTATGGGAAAGTATCTACGAAACTCTATACAGTTCAAAGGATACAATAACCCCGGAGACAATAGAAATGCTTCATTCTAACATTGATGCTTTCTACAAACAAGAAGTTACCCGGGAAGTAAAACCATTCAAAAAGAAGAAACCCTCTTATCAGAGTTAACAAACCAAATCATTCAAAAGGCAGTCAATCCAACTGCCTTTTCTTGTATGTAGAACCTCAGCTATATTAAAATAATTGCATGAATAAAGTAATATTTAAAATAAAATGCTTATATTTGTAGTGTAATAATTAAATAATAAAAATATGAAAACAACAACATCTAAATCCTCTATCCAGAACTTAGAAGAGGTACTTCAAAGATTCATTGCTAACAAAAACACTTTCTCCCTCTGTAATGGAGAAAAGGAAAACCTAAAGGCTAACTTATACGAGTTACTTAGTAAGTTATACGATAACTATCAACTTGCCTGCATTGATATCAATCAAATCTGGGTATACGAAACTTGCTATTATACATTTACATTTGAAAGCCTGGTTACAGTAGACCGACCAAGAGAAAACATCATTGCCGATGGCTGCGTACGATTTATGCAAAACTTTACCGATGGTGATGGACAATTTATATCATTCACCAAGCTAGACAGAAACAATTGGATTTATCAACTTAACTTCAGAATATCATGAATGAACAAGAATTAAAAGAACTTGCCTTACAATTGCATAAGGCACAAATACAAAAATATCCCTGGGTCTCAGCAGACCCAGAGGATGCTGAATCCTACATTAGGACTTATGGAGATACTAACGTACACTTGTACTACGATTATTTACTTGCTAATGGAATAGGAGAAGTGGAGGAATAATTATGAAAATCAGAGCTATTTTAGAAACAGAAACCATGGACCCTGACTTCAGGGAACCATTCTTAAATGGAATGCCCATTGATATCACTGAAGCATCTTTTGATAGGATTGTACGATATGCTTCAGGATGTACGGATGTCCAACAACCAGATGTGATTGCTATAGTCATTCAACACTCTTTAGATAACCGTAAGGAGTTATCAGAATTACTAAATACATGTAATCATACTACACAAATGAGAGTACTCATACCAGTACCAATCTCTTCAATTACCTTTATCAATCAGTACCAAAATACTCTTAAAAAGGCATTAAAGGAGAGAATCAAAGGAACACTGGATGGCCTATCAAAAGAACAACGTGCAGAACTCCTTAATGAGGTACTTAATGAAACTTTAAATGAGGGTTCCCTTAACGACGATTAACCAGTTGTTTTCATATCTATCCCAGAGGCAGGACTCTAACCTAACTAAGAGCCTGCCTCTACCTCAGTTATATTTGCATATATTATTTATTATTCTTATCTTTGTAGTGAGAAATAAAAATATATTTATTCATTTTAAAATAGACAACAACATGGTTAATCTTTACAAACTCACCAACCTACTGGAAGCTGGGATGACAATATTCCAACTCAATCAATGGAAAAACGAGGGTATCTGGTATCCAATTACCCAGTACAAAAAACAATCTAACGAAATCGAGGTAGTCACTAACTTATTCGTACCTATCAATATGGAAAACGAACGGTATCACATTCAATTATCTGCTAATTATGATGCCAATGAGATGGACGAATGGAAACAATTCCTAGAAGATAACCAATGGAAACTCTATCCATTACTCAGAAATATACTTAACGTATTCTTACCACCATATGAACCCGGATACCGTATCCTATATACATTATATCCTGCAGGATTCATTTCAGTAATTGCCGAACCCTTAAAATCAGAGGAGGACTAACTATGGTACCATCAAAAACTTATCTTAAATTCAAAGAGACTCGTTCACAGGAAGACCTTAATACTCTCAATAAATATCTTAAACGTTTGAGCGAGATATCCAGTAAACTAAATAACGATGCCCTCGAACTCTCTGACGAAGAAGAGAATAAACTATACGATGAGGATGAAGACCTAACAGACAAAGTCTTACGGCTACTATTTGGAGATACATTCTTTATCTTCATCAGCGAATACGGCCTAGATGAATACGATTCCTGGGAGGATACAGTTGAAGACCTAATCGAGGACTTATGCACCCATCAGGAAACCCTTGAGGACTTAGGTAAACATTAACCAATGAAGCCTAACATAATTCTTATACTAATCATGGGAGGAAACATATTAATTATGGGTGCATCCTCCCATCCTACTAGTGAAGAACCTTTAACTTATGAGAATACTCATTGCTTAATATTAATGATATGCTAGAACAGTCTAAATTCTTAGTCTCCTTTGATTGCCAAAATGAAAAGTTCTGCGAGGAATTAATAATCACCTACAGAACTGAAGAATTAAGGCCATACTTAATATTCCCAAGGGTAAAATTAAACCCAAACCATCTCCATGTATATCATACCAAAAGGATAATCTCCGAATTAATGGGTATGCCATATTCATCCATCGAAATAGTTGACCTAATAAGGCTTCAGTAGGTAATCGAGGTTATTGCATATATTAATTATTATTCTTATATTTGCATATCGAAATAAAAATATTATTAAATAAAATTTTAAAATTATGGACACATTAAAATCTACCTCAATCCTTGCCTCAATCATTGCACAAAACCCTTATCACATTGTCTCTATCCAAGGCCAAATGCCTATGTCACATGCCCAAAATACATATGACTTCGAAATTGCTGAAGATGACCCAAACTATGAGGAAATATCCGATTTCTCACTCGAAATGCTCTGGGTATATACCTATGCTGATAAGGAATCCTTAGAACTTGACCTAATGGAAATCCTAAATCAAATGGACTTGCTCAGAGGTTGCGATGACCAATACTTCGATTATAACGTAGACGAAGTAGACATGGTACTCTATGGTGCAACCATTATCCTTGAACAGGAAAAATACAAACCACTTATCATGCAAAAATTCCAACATTACAAGGATAACTTCGACGAGGAAGAACATGCCGAAATCATTGATTACTACATTAACTTCCTCGAAAAACCAGAAACTCTTTACACTTTCACCGAAAAAACCATTAACTTTCTTAAAACCCTAATCAAATGAGAACCAAACTAATCATATTATCAATCATTGCCATGGCTCTAGTAGTCATGGCATTCCCAACTAATAAATTCCAACCTAAAACAGTATGGGAACACTACTGCAAATATACATTGCACATACATCCATCACAGGCAACCGAGGACCAATATGATTACTTCCTTGATTGCTGGTCAGGAGATGACGAATACCAATATCTCTATGACTACTACGAGAACAAATACCCAGAGTACAACAACCAACTAAAACATTACGGAAAATGAAACTAAAAATCACAACCTTAATAATCATAGAGGGTAACCAAGTAGAAAACATATACCATTCACTAGAAGATAACCAAGACAAGGCTTATCAGGACCTTATAAACCAAGTAAATGCTACCTATGGCGATGGAGGAGTATTACAATTCAAAAACATAAAAGGTATAAAGAATTACTTCGAACACGTAACCATAGAGACCCAAGAGATTACATCAACCGGATTCAAAACAGCCATCCTAAACAGAGAAACCAAATGAAAAAGAAACCCAAGAACCAAGTATACATACCTCACCAGGATAAATGGAATGAACACTTTCCTACTCCAGGTAAACCAAATCCCAATTACTACACAGACTCAGGTGCAACCTTCAACAAGCACCTACGTACCCAAAACAAATTAAAATCCAAACAGAAATGAAAGCCTTACTCTTAATAGCCTTAATAATATATACCTCACTAAGCCTAATACATAGGAGCAAGAGGTATAACCAAATACCAAGCCCCACCAACAAATAAAAATACATATACATAACCCTACAGAGCCTACAGATAATCCTACTAATCCTATTAGAGACCTTAATCCTAAGGATGCCAACCTACTAACCCACCACCCCCAACAAAACAAATAACCAATATAATACACATGCCCAGTATGAACAAAACAAAATCATACTGGGCCTAACTATGTAACATAATACACATACACTTATCTAAGGTACATATAACCTTCAACTTAATATAATACTAATCAATATACATAATACAATCTGGGGATCGCCGGGGGTTGCGGATTTTGGGGTACCTAGTCTGGGCAGGCATCTTCTACTATACAACCACCATACCCCAGAGCTATCTAACACATATGTCTCAAGGTCCTAAGGCTATATAACCAATTGCCTAAAAGGCCCCCAACAATAGCCTATTGGGGTACCTAAATCCGATAAATCCTAGACCCCTAATGGCCGCTTATTATATATAATAAGTATATAAAAAGGCAATCGGATTTGTAGGATTAGGCAATAATTTGGGGTACCTTTTTATATAAAATTAGGTACCTATTTTGTCGGATTGGGGCCCCAGGATTTAATAAATTTAAGGCAATTTTAGGCCTCCAAGGCAATAGGATTATATAAAATTGTAGGCCATTCAAGGTACCTAAAACTAGTAAGTATGTTATTAATGGCCCTTGTAGTTAGTTAAAAAGAAACTTTAGATTGCTAGAAGGTATATGTTTTATGTAACTGTTTGATTACTAATAAGTTAAGTAGCCTTAAGACATTATCCCTTAGGGGCCTCAGTAGGATTTGCATAAATAAATAAAAAGCATTATATTTGCACTATAAACAATTAAAAATATAAAGATATGAAAACAGTACAATTTAATGCAAACAACATCCTTTGCGGTAACAATTACCCTATTGCCTATTATTATCCTATGGCCAAGGACCTGGTAGTTATCTCTACTGGCCATGACGATTCGATTATCGATGACTCCATGGGTTACTCAGAATATATCATTCCTATCCTAGAAGCCATTCAAAAGACTTCTATTAAGGTATACCGGTTATATCTTGCTTCGATTACTTCTACGGTTACCGATTATAAAGGTACTCATACCTGGGTCTTCACTACAGGCACTACATATTCCGATGCCGATATCGAATATATCCAGGCTGCCTTATACAATGTATTCTGCGAAAACAATGAAACCTGCGAACCAATCGTAAACTATGCTAACAATACATTTATCATAACCGACATCTATTCCTGCTAATCGCTATGGGAGCTCTATATATTTTATCTCAGGCCTTACAAGGCAATATTACAATGATACTTGCCTTACTCTTTATGCTATCTCCTGCTATAGTTGCCTTGATAGCTATATTCAAATCTCGCTAACTTAGGTACACCTTAAGCCCATGCCTATCTAAGGTATTGGGCTTTTTCTTAAGCCTTTCTATGTAGGCCATCATGGGACTTACTAAGGCTTACCTATGTCCTAATATTGGCCTTAGTTCTTTATGTCTCCATGGATGGCCTATGGCATTGGTATAAAAGCCTGCTAGTCACCCAATGGCCTTTATGTATGATAATATACAGATAATATCTACCGGACTGTATGGGGCCTTCTTTTTTCTAAAGTGGTACCTATACCAACCACTTCTATATCCTACCTTATATCCATCAATATACCTATATCTAATGCCCACAACCATGCCCACCATTCAAACCTCTAAAACCTACTTGCACAAATTTTACACGAAATTATTAAAAATAATTCTTTAAAAATTTCTCGAAAATTTTTCTGAAAATGTTTTGTAGATTCAAAGATATTTTTTATCTTTGTAGTGTTGAAAAAGCAAAGAGATATTTAAAATTTTGATTAACAATTTTTATAGAAAAAATTCTCTGAAAATTTTGCTAATTAAAATATAAATTGTATCTTTGTAATGTAATCAAAAAGTGATGTTTGACATATTGAAACAATATAAAATTAATTTATTCCTTTTCTCTTTTTCTTATAAATCATTTAGTTTTATAGAGAAAAGGATATAATAAAATAAACTTAAAAACTAAATGTAATTTTATTATGGAAGAATTAAAAAATGTAGTAGTAGAAAAAGAAGTTGCTAACAACAAAGTAAACAAAGTTAGTGCAAATAAAGCAAAAGCGCAAGCAAAAGCAAATAGCACTATTAAATTATCAGTTGATAGTATTTTTAAAAGTCTAAATGAAAAAACTAACGGACTTTTAAAAACTTCTTTAGGGAAAAAAACCGAAATTTATATTGAAAGTCTTTTTGCAGAGTTGAATGAAAAGCAAAAGAAAGCGTATCGAAAGAAATTAAGAAATACAACTTTTTCTTTGCTTGATTCGATTTGCAAAGCGAAAGAAGAAAAGAAACAAAATGAACTAAAAACACTTGTTTCTGCATTTACAGAATTTTATAAGCAAGTCTACAAAGTGAATGATTTTTCATTTGCAAGTATTGCAAGCGAAAATACAAAGGACACAAAAAAAGAAGTTCTAACAAAAGGTTTACAAATAGTCAAAAATTTCAAGTAATTAAATGATATGCTATTAAATGTATTTTTATTTGTTGGTGTAATTTGGGTATTAATTCAGATTATCAAAGATACAAAAGATTTTTTAAAGAACTTATAAACTAAATAAAAAGTAAGGGAAAGCAAATAAAAAATGTTTGTCCCTTACTTTTTATTTATGAATGTTAATTTTAACGTAATCGTTAGCCCCTTTTAGTACCACCAAAATTTACCTTCCCGTGATAAAGGTTTGCCAAGCCTTCCCAGCCAGTTTTTAGTACCACAACTTTTTGACACCTCGTATTAGAGGCATACCAAGATATCCCTCAACACACAAAGAAACCAGAGACCTAACATCCCTGGCATTCATCTTACAAAAGGGTATTTAATATCTCCTTAATCCTATCCTTCCCTAAGACCCTCCTACCATTATTTATCTCATAGAAGAAAAGATAATACATCTCAAGTTCTTCCATCCAAATCCTATCTCCTCCATCTAATAATGGTTCTATTCTCATCATATCCTCAGGATTAATCCATAACCGATACCAAACCCTATTACCTTCAGAACATCTTAGGATTCTCTTATGGTCATCATCCCTTATCACTGTTACCTTTACCATATCCTTATGTTCCATATCTCAACCAATTATAGGTTTATCAAATTCAAATAGGAGATTAACTCTCTTATTATGTATTCTCTCTAAATCCTCCATGGCACACTCTAGTATTTTAATACGTTCAGCATTATATTCTTTAGATACTGGAAACCATAATGCTGTACCAAGCAAATATTTGTATCCCTTTAACCTTTTCATAGGTACCCTAAAATATATTCTGCTATTTACATCAAGAGTATCATCCTTAATACTTTCGATTATGTGATGAGAATAATCAAAGTATACATGGGTAAGTCCAAATCTTTGTGGGGTAAACCAAGGTTTAATTACTTCTTGCCAAAGTTTCTTATTCTCTTCTATAAAGTCATTACATAATCCATGAGGTATATTTGGATTCCTTAACCTTTTAGTGATTACTATTTCGATTAAAGCCTTTACCCGGAGATAATACTCCTTTACCCTATTCTCAATTACCCTGTTCTCATAGGGATTATAATCGATTGCAGTGTACGTAGAATTTTCCATTCTTCTCTAATTTTCTTTCAAACCATTGGCAGGTAATACATCTTGGGCTTCCTACCATTACTTCTGTTTCTCCTTTGATTACTGGGCAAGGATTGGTAAGCTTCTTTTGCCTACCAACCTTCTTAGTCTTAATCTCTCTGTTCATGTTTCTTTTCTATATAAGTTATTATAAAGTATATCGGAAATAAAGGCATGATTAACCAGATAGTTAGGAATAGGAATCCCGGTCTAGTTAATCGGTGCATTGAGCATATTACCTTGGTCATAAACCAGGCGGGTATAATACAGATAGCATATATTATACCCAGGATAATCCACATGGTCATTGTTCAAAGTATTTATTTACGATTTTGGATATCTTCTTATCTAACTCTACGATTAATTCACTGAAGTCTTTGTCCTTCATATCCTTAATCTTGGATTCTATTAAGTCCAGGTTTCTCTTTATTGAGAAGTAGGATTTGAAGGCCTGGTAATCCAATTCTGATTTATCCGATAGAGGTAGGATAACACTTTGCTTACCATCCAATCGGGCATAATTCCCGTCTGGTCCAAGTGTTCTTGATACCTTTACTTTGTTACTCAGGATTGCAAATCCACCTTTCTTGTCGATAGATTCTACCTTTACTTTCTCCATTAAGGTTTTGCCATCAGAGAAAATTACTTCTTCACCCTCCTTTAGCTTTTTGGTTTCTTTGTTCTTTTTCATATCTTTATTATAATTAGTTTATGCAAATATACGAAATTATTTATTATTTATTGAATTATCTATTTTATTTTTTATAAATTCATAGGCATTGCCCTGGTAATCCTCTAGCATTTTGTATTCCTGTGGAGATAGAAATATTCCATTTACTTTAAAAGCATCTCTTAGATGTTCTGGTATAGTGCCTTGATGAGTGATGTTATTATAACGTATAATGAAAAGCTTCTCTCGGTCTTCATCAATAACTCCGAGAGTGTTTACTGGTTGTAGTTTAGTTTGGTAAATCCCTCCAAAAGCAGAAGGTACCATTAAAATACTTCCCGGTACTCTAGTTATCCAATGAGAATAATCAGGAGTAATTACGGCAATTTTCTTCTCTTTTTCAAGTTCTTTATCATAAGCTAATCGATTAAACCAAAAAGCACATTGAAAACAAACTTGTTTTCTTGCCATAAGTTGAGGAATTTCCCGAGTTTCATCAAATTCCTCTAAGTTAATAGGTTTGCCACATATCTGGCATTCATTTTTCTTGTCCATATTGCATTATTTTATAAGTTATATATGATAATAGAACCTAAAGAACACTCATAAATAGGGTATTCAGCAATACTTTCTAATCTTTAATGAACTTTAAAATATAACCTTATGGATAAATTAACCAATGAAATGATTGTGGCTCTAGCCAATGATTTGGGATTAGAACCAGCCTTGCTTAAAGCAGTACAACTGGTAGAAGCAGCAGGCAGAGACGGATTTTTAGTAGATGGTAGACCTCAAATTCTGTTTGAAGGTCACATCATGTACAAGGAAATCAAAAACAAATTTGGTTTGGACAAGGCAGTTGCTGCTCAAAAGAGTTATCCTACCATTTGTTTCCCGAAATGGGATAAATCTAAGTATCTTGGAGGAGCTCATGAGTACAAAAGACTTGAAATTGCCAAGAAAATTGATGAAGAATGTGCTTTAAAGTCAGCTTCTTGGGGAATGTTTCAGATTATGGGAATGAATTTTGCCTATTGTGGTTGTAAAGATGTCTTTGATTTCGTCAAAAAGATGGAAGAATCTCATGCTTCTCAACTGAAATTGATGTATTATTACATGAATAATACCAGTTGTCTGAAGAATTTAAAGGAACATGACTGGGCGGGCTTTGCTCGGAAGTATAATGGTCCTGGTTATGCTGAAAATGCCTATGACCAGAAGTTAAAAAACGCTTACGAAAACTTTAAAGATAAGATATAATGAAGGTAATCTACAACAGATTTATACCTTTCAAAGGGTATAAAGCCATGAATTTATTCGGCATTGTCTTCGTAAGAAAAGGTGCTAAGTTTGATGCCTATGATTACAATCATGAGAAGATACATCTCAAGCAAATGCAAGAGATGTTGTGGATTTTCTACTACTTGTGGTATGCAATCGAGTACCTAATCATCATGTTCTTTGCTAAGTGGAACAAACAAAGCGAAAGATACCATGATGTAAGCTTCGAAGAGGAAGCCCATAATAATGACCACGACTTGGAGTATATCCGAACTCGTAAACATTATTCCTGGGTTAAGTATGTAAAACTTAGAAGCTACAAGAAATAAGTATTTTTAATTACATAATCTTTTCCCGTTACAATTGACCGAGCTTTAGTCTTACTTATTTTAAATTTTTGGGCTAAGTATCTTGAGGTAGTATTGGGATGTCTCAACTTATATCTATATACTCTAAGCCTTAATCTATCAGAGTAAACTCTAGCTCGGCCATCAGTTTGTTTTTGTGCATTATTTTCAGAAACTGTACCCCAGTATAGATTTTTATAATGATTGTTACAGGGGTTATTGTCTATGTGGCATACACAATTTTTATTATCTGGATTGGGAACCCAAGCTAAAGCCACTAATCTTGCCAGAGTTTGTCTGGAGTTACGTTTTCTACCTCTAACTCTAACACTAACGGTGGGCTTAATATAGGTTCCATTTCTTTTAGAGTTAGTTCTATAACCTACTTTAAGCTCTTTTAGAGTATTATTAGATTGGATTTTAAAAGCTTTACCTCCTTTAGTAACATATAAGTTACAAAAACCGGGTACATTACATTGAACTAAATTTTTCATATATGAATATATTAGGTGTTTCAGCCGCCCAAGGGGCGTTATTATTTCCATTTTTACATAGTAAGAAATATAAAATACTAGCCAATATTGAACCAAGAGGAGTATTTCATACTAGTTGCGAGAGTCAATGGAAGTTAAACTTTGGGGATATACCCTTTTATAGGGGATTTTGTTTACAAGAATTTGATGAGAAAGTAGATATTGTGGTTGCTTCCCCAGATTGCGGGATAGCTTCAATTATGAGGCTTTCAAAGGTAAAAGAATTGGGTAATCCTAAGGATAACAGGAGTTTAAATCTAGTAACTGCTGCAATATTAGAATATAAGCCTAAGATTTTTCTTATTGAAAATCTTCCTCGTTTGCTATCTTTGCTTCCTTATGAGTTCTTTAATTTAACCTTTAAGGACTATAAACTTATTTTTCATGAAAGGTCAGTTTCTGACTATGGGAACTCTCAAGTATCAAGGAAACGTTTAATCGTTATTGGAGTGCATAAGAAAACCGGTAAGAAATACTTGAATGCTTTTAATGAAGTATTCCAAGTAAAAACTCCAAAACTTACTAGAGATTTGCTCTCTGTATCTCCTTACGGGAGTAATTATAACATTCCAATTGAAAAGACTTTGGCGATGTATGATTATCGAAAGCTTCCTGCAAAGAAGAATCTAACCGTTAGAAAGATTCAGTTATTGTGGAATAGTGACTTCAAGAATGAAAAGAAATGGCCCATAAAGACTGCTAAGATGAGTACTCTCCCAGGAGTGTATCGATTAGAGTTAGATAAAGCTCCTCTAACTTTAAGACCTGCTGATAGACAGTTCCGACCTGATGGTTACCCTCTTGGGATTTTGGATTTCAAGGCAATTATGGGATTTCCTAAAGCCTACAAGATTTTCATGGATGAAGGCAATTACCTTTACTGGCTTAACAAGGCAAGGTATACCATTGCCAAGGGTTCGGTATATGAGGTAGGGATTTGGTTCAAAAAATGTTTAAAGACCATATCTTAAACAATTTTCGGTGTCTAAGCTTTAGCTTAGATATGCGTATGCGAAAAATATATAAATATAATATACTACGTATATATTTATATATTTTTATGTATGTACGTATAGGATGATATCGATAGAGGAAGACAAAAACCTTTACAAACAATTCGATTCGCTTTGCTCATCGAAAGATATTGCCGAGTCTCGGCAATATCAGAAGAATGTTGCTAATTAAACCTTGTGACATGAAATCAGATTTTAAAAACCAGTGGAAGAATGTAGTGTTCCTTCTGCTACTAGGATTTACTATTTACCTTTGCTTCAGGAATTACAAATTGAATTCGTATATCAGTCAACTTCCTGATTCATCGGTCATTGGCATTCCTGATACAATCAAACTGAAAGAAGAGTTTAAGCCCCAAAAACCTTTTTCCCAGTTAATTGAACCAAGTAGAATCCTTCTCTACGATTTTTATAGAAACAGCAATAGAATGACTAAATCCCCAAGTTCCGATTCAACGGCGGTTGATTCTGACAATTCGGTAAAAGTCAGTAAGAAGGATTCTCTGGTTCAGTTTACTCTAGACAACAATAAGTTAAATATCAGTCTGTTCAATAAGGAGACAGATTCTTATTCAACTAGAATGTTTAATCTAGACCCAGGGAATTACAAATATAACTGGTATGAGGGACAATTAACTCAGAAGAAAATTCGGAGACTTAGTCTTAGTCCTTATGTCTACGGTAAGTACAGACCCTTTAATCAACTGTTTGATATTGGAACTGGCCTTACAATCAAGACTACGAATTTTAATTACAAACTCGGAGTTAATGCTTTCTGTTATCCGAAATACTTTTCAGGTATAAAAGCTGACTTAGAGTTTTCAATTCAATATAACTTTTGATATGGCGAAAAAGATAATCACAGAAAATCACACTTCCCTTAACCGGGAGGAATTAGCAACCCTTGCAAAGGTTTCTAATGATGTTTTCTATTTCAGTCTTTTCACCTATGTGATACACCCAATGAGGGGAAAAGTTAGATTCGAACTTTATCCATACCAAAAATCGGTACTGTATAATTTCGTTAAAGAACGTTTCAATATCCTGCTTAAGTTCCGACAGGCTGGTATTACAGAGCTTATTTCTATGTACTGCCTTTGGTTAGCAATGTATCATCCTAACAAGAAGATTAACATTATCTCAATCAAAGACACAACTGCTAAGAAAGTACTTAAGAAGATTAAGTTCATGTACAAGAACCTGCCATGGTATTTACAAACACCGATTATTAATGGTAGAGCTGGAGAATATGGTTCTGCATCTATGATAGAATTTGACAATGGTTCTTTCATAGAATCTATACCTACATCTTCGGAAGCCGGTCGTTCAGAATCTCTTTCCCTATTGGTTATTGATGAAGCAGCAGTAGTAAGATGGGCAGCTCAGATTTGGGCAGCCGCTTTCCCTACCTTATCAACAGGTGGGGCTGCTATCATCAATTCTACTCCTTATGGAGTTGGTAATTTCTACCACTCTACTTGGGTAGATGCTATTGCCGGAGGAAATCCATTTAATCCACTTCGATTGTATTGGCAAATGCACCCAGAACGAGACATTAATTGGTACAATGAAATGTCTTCTGCTTTGGGAACCAAAAGAACTGCACAAGAAATTGATGGTGACTTCTTATCATCTGGAAATACAGTCTTCGACCTGTCTGATATCAAGGCAATCGAAGACTGCCTTAGTGATTATCCCTGTATTAAGAAAAGGTTTAATGGTCAGTACAGACAATTCTGCGAACCAGAAGATAACAAGGAATACTTTATTGGTGCCGACGTTTCTACTGGTAGAGCAACTGACTACTCTGCTTTTACTTGCATGGATAAAGCTGGAGAAGAACAAGCAGTATTCAAAGGCAGGCTATCAGTAGATAAGTATGCCAGACTACTTGGAGATACCGGTCAATTATTTAACTTTGCAACTCTTGCTCCGGAATCAAATGATGTTGGATTGGCAGTAACCTCTAAACTTCAAGATGAAGGTTATCCTAAACTGTATTACTACCAAAAGATGCTTAAGAAGAAAGGTAAATCTAGACCCGAGATGGATAAATCTCCTGGATGGTTAACTACTCAAAAGAATCGTTCAGTAATCGTTGAAGGCTTAGAACAAGATATACGAGAAGATAATATCACTTGTAAAGACCCATTCTTTGTTCAAGAAGCATATACCTTCATATATGATGGTTTGGGTAGGCCAGTTGCAATGGGTAAACATAGAGCTAACAATTCAGCAGTAGATGTAGACCTTGAAGGTGATGTCTATTCTGATGACTCCATATTTGGTAAAGCTATATGTAATCACATAAGGAAAGGAAAAACTAACGTAATTGTACAACCAAAATGAAAAAGAAGTTCAACTTTAATTGGAGTTGGGGGAGAAAGAAGGACCCACCTCCAGAACCCTACAAAGAGGAGAAGAAATCAAAACCTTCTACTATCTCTCCTGGTAGAGTTTCAGTCGATGAAGATGAATCTCTTATCAGTTCATTAAAGGGTATTACTGCAATGGTAGACCCTTCTTTTCGTGTTGAAGTAATACCTCTAATTCGAGATTTATATAAAGTAAATCCGGATATGGGAATTGCTTTGCAGGATATGTTTAAGTTAACCAATACTGGTCATACTGTAACATTCCCTAACAATACGGATGATGAAGCAGATAAGATGAGGAAACATCTGGCTGAGAAAACCAAGAAATGGTCAAGGTATACTGCTGGAATAGATGGCTTGGTTAACAAGATGATTGTACAATGTCTTGTTGGCGGAGCTATTTCTGTTGAGGGAGTTCCCGATGAAAAGCTGGAAGGTTTGGATACTATCCTATTCCTTAGACCCGAGAACATTGTATTCAAAAGGGAAAACAATGGAGTATATTCTCCTTATCAAAGGAATAAGAATTACTTCATAAAGCACCAGGATTACATTAAGCTTAACCCAGAGACTTATGTATATGCTGCAATGTATAATGATACCGATGAACCATACGGAATACCACCGTTCATGGCAGCATTGGATTCATTGAAAGGACAACATGATATGAGGGTAAACTTTAAACATATCATGGAAGTCTGCGGTATGGTAGGATTCTTGGAAGCTAAGATGGCTAAACCTGACCAATCTGGTAATGAAAGTGTAAGGCAATATGAAGCTAGACTAGAAAGAAACCTAAGAGACCTAAAAAGAAATCTTAGGGATGGTATGAAAGATGGAATTGTAACGGGTTACATTGATGACCATGAGTTTAAGCTTAACTCTACCACTAAGGAATTAGGTAACATCAAGGAACCCTGGAACATGAATCAGCAATCAGTTGCCAATGGTTTGGGAGTTAATGGTAATCTTATCGGAGTTAGTTCAACAACTGGTGAGGGAGCAACGGGAATAATGCTCTCTAAATTAATCAGCCAGTTAAAGAATCTACAAATGCTTGTAACTTATGTATTAGATTTTCTTTATTCTCTAGAACTGCGTCTGGCAGGATTTAATAACAAGGGAATAAAGATTCAATGGGGGACTTCAACTATCTCGGATGAAGTTAAAGTTCAACAAGGTCTTCAATATAAGATACAGAATTTGGATTTGTTGTACAAAGCTGGTATCATTAGCCAAGACCAATATGCTTGGGCAATGGGGTATGATTCTCCTGATGAGGATGAACCAAGAGTTTCACTTGAAGACCAGTTTGCTAAAGGTGGTAATTTAGACCCTCAAGAGGGTACTAAGAAGAAACAAAGGCAGAACGATAAGAATCAATCTGCTCGTAGGTCAAGAGATAAAATTAACCCGGCTCCTTCTCGAGGAGACCAAAATACTAAAGCAAGATGAGTAAATTTACAACGAAAAACAAAGAGCATCTTGATTCTATGGTGATTGGGCAAGGTCATACTATAATGGCTGGGTATATCCCAGAATCAGTAGGAGCCCAAGCCTTCTCCGAGAATTATTATAAATGGAAGACTCCAACACCTGACACAATTGCTCAATTTGGATTTTGGGGAGGTGATATAGATTACAATACTTATTATCCTAACCTTGATAAATCTGAACTTACTCCTAAGGACGAAGAATTTATCGAACCGATGTTTAGATTACTTTCAGAAACGATTGTATCTAAAAATTGGAATCCTACTGACTTTAGTCAAAATGGAGTACTAAAGGCATCAATGAAAATGTTACTTGGTCAAACCGTAAACTGCGACCATGAAACAAACATTGGTAATGCAATCGGGGCTGTATCTCAAGTGATGTGGCAAGAATCTTATAAAGATGGACACTTCACTATTCCTGCAGGTATCAATGGTATTCTGAAGATTGATGGTAAGGCAAATCCAAGAATTGCTAGAGGAATCCTTATGGAACCTCCTTCAATCCACAGTAATTCAGTAACTGTACAGTTCAAGTGGGATAAATCTCATCCAGGAATGGAAGATGGTGAATTCTACCAGAAGCTTGGTACCTATGATTCTAAGGGAGAGATGGTACGTAGAATAGTTACTGAGGTAGTTCGTTATTTGGAAACTTCATTAGTATCCCATGGTGCTGATTCATTTGCTCAAAAGATTGGTTCAGATGGTAAAATTGTTAATCCTACTTTTGCAAAAAGAACCTGGGCTTCTTATGAGGAATATAGGGATGACAAGTCTAAACAGTACTTCTTTACTGACTACAAAACAGATCTCTCGGAGTTTCAAGAAAAGGACGATACTCAGGGTTCTTTAATTGATAACCAAGAAAACCAAAATAATAATAAAGAGAATATGAACAAAGAATTGCAAGAATTTCTTGAAAAGCTTTTCGGGGATAACATGCTATCCCTTGCAGAAGGCAAAGAGATGACTCAGGAAGAAGTTATCTCATGTATTCAAAGCTTGGTATCATCCAAAAACAGTCTTCAGACTACGGTTGATAATCTGACTACAGAGAAATCTTCTCTCACTGAACAGATTACTAATCTGAATGCTGAAGTAGCAAACTTGAAGGAAATGGCAACAGTAGGAAAGAATCACATTGCTTCTCTCCGTGAAAATGCCGTAGGTACTTATAAGAAGTTGATGGGTGACAAAGCCGATGAAACTATCATCACAATGTTGAATGCCGAAACTACTGGCATGGTTACTTTGATTTCTCTCCAGAAAGACTATCAGGCTCGTTTGGAAGAGAAGTTCCCAATGGTATGCGCAAGCTGTGGTTCTCACGATGTAAGCCGTGCTTCTTCAGCTCAGGAATCTGAAGATAAATCAGGAACTCAGACTGAGGATAAATCTAAATTCGTAGAGAAATCTACTTCCGATGTTCTTGATGACATCTACAAGAGTAAGTTCAAATAAAGAAATAATCGATAAATATCACTGTTATGACGAAAATCGTAAACAAAGACCAAGCAATGACTCTCTTTGGGGAAAAAACTCCAAGAGCGGTGATTTACAAAAGTGAATCCCACAAATTGCACCAAGCCTTCAATGTAAAAGAAGGAGAAACAATCGTTCAGGGTATGCCGGTGGCAATTGATGAAACTGGCCTCATATTCCCTTTCAAAGATGCTGCTACTGAAGTATATTTGGGAGTTGCTGTTACTGATAACATCAATCCGGCTTACCGTGCCCAGCATAACTTCCCTGTAGAAGTTACAGTTGCCATGGAAGGTTACATGATTTGTAATTGGGTATCAAATGCTACTCTCACTGCTGGTTATGTAATCCCTTCTGGAGATTTGCTAAATGACCGTTTTGTAAAAGCAAACCAGGGAACCTCAACTCCTTTCATTGCTCTTACTCCGGCAGACGAAGCAAACGAGTTAATCCAAGTACTTATTAAATAAGAAGAAAAATACATTATGGAAAAAGTTGATATTTCAAAACTGAAGAAGGAAGACTTTATCAAAGAACTTCCTCAAATGGTAAGTCAGCTGGATGCTTTCCGTCAGGGAGCCCAGAATAAAAAGCCGGTAGAAGTTACCCTGGGTGAACTTGCTACAGGTAAGTGGGGAATCACAGAAGATGAATTGTTCGAAAAGGTTGGTATCAATCCGAAAATCGATACAATGGAAAACATCTTCACAATGCCTCAGCAAGATGTTCGTTGGATTGTTCCGGAAATCATTCGTTCTGCCATTACTTTGGGTATGCGCCAAGCTCCGTTTTATCCGGAGATTATTGCATCTGACCAGTCTATCAATGGGCTGACTGCTATCATGCCGATGATTAACATGTCCGATGCTGCACCGGCTAAGGTTAACGAGGCAGAAACAATTCCATTGGGAGATGTAAGCTTCGGACAGAAATCAGTTTCTCTGTTTAAAATCGGTAAAGGTTTTAAACTTACTGATGAAGTTCGTAACTACGTTTCTCTCGATGTATTGGCAATCTACCTTCGTGACTTCGGTGTTCAGCTAGGTTATGCAATGGATACCCTGGCAATGGACGTTGTTATCAATGGTAACAAACCTGATGGTTCTGAATCTGCTCCGATTATCGGTGTATATGAAACAACCAACGGTATCACATATAAGGACCTTCTCCATATTTGGGTACGTGCTGCTCGTATGGGACGTAACTTCACTACAATGATTGGTGGAGAAGACCAAGCTATCGAAATGTTGAACCTGCCTGAGTTTAAAGACCGTCATTCAGGTACTACTGAAGCTACACTCAACATCAAGTCTCCGGTACCTAAGAATGCCAACTTCTACATCCATCCGGGAACTCCTGACCAAGGCCTTCTGCTGATTGATACATCGGCTGCCTTGATTAAGCTTACTGCTAAGCAGTTGATGTTGGAATCTGAAAGAATCGTTTCCAATCAGACTCAAGCAATCTATGCAAGCTTGACTACTGGCTTCTCTAAGATGTATCAGGATGCTGCACTCATCTTGTCTGCAGATAAGAAGTTCTCTGAAGCTGGATTCCCGGACTTCATGAACATAGACCCGTACTTGATGGTTAACCTAGAGTAAAGCCACCTGGTTTTATTTTACACAGTTCTAATTTCGAATGGGATAGGGTCCTCGCAAAACCCTATCCCTATTTTTAAAACATCTAAAAACTTAGTAGATTATGAGTGAAAAAATAAAAGTAACTGTAGGGGCCAAAGCTTACAGTTTTCATGACCAGTCAACTGGTATCACTATCGCAAGAGGAGAAGAAAGAGAACTTACTCTCCGTCAATTTGGTTCAAAGAAAATCCAAATGGCTTTGAACTCGGGACATCTTCGGATGATTGCTGACAAAAACAAAGTAGAGAAATATTCGGCTAACGATTTGGACAAGCTGGAAAAGAAACTGACGGCTCAGTTTGAAAAGGGTATGGAAGTTGCAAAGATTGCAAAGGCCTATACTCTGGAAGAACTTACTCTCATTGCTGCTCGCCACGAAATCGTAGCCGAGAAGAATGATACTCCGGTAACCCTGGTTCAGGCATTGCTGGAAGAGTTCGAAGAACAATCTAAATAATTCATCATGGAAAATCTAGACTTCGTAGCTACTACGAATGGTCTGGAAGTTTCATTTAGAGTACTAAGCAAAGTCCCAGCCAAGGCCATTTTTGACTGGGACTTTGGTGATGATAAGGGGTCCGCTTACGATGTTAAGCAACCAACTTACACTTATGAAAAGTCCGGATTTTATACAGTAGCACTGAATATCACGAACTCCGATGGACTTAATCTTTCTGCTACCAAATTAGTAATTGTAAATACAGAGGCTGTTACTACATTAACGGACAGTATATATAACCTTATTAATTATTTCATTCCTTCAGAAATCTCCGATGGTATGACCATAGAGGAGAAGGAGATGTACATAACTAAATGGCAATTATATATCCAACCACTAGTAAATCATTGTATTCCTTTGGATAAATATAATGATGAATTAATGTACGAAGCTCTAGAAAACCAATTAATAATGGAATTGGCAGCCTGGGATTATCTAAATGTCAAGCTCCTTAATTTATTAACGAGTACCGGAGAATACCTTAGTCAACTAACATCAACCAAAGAACAAGAGGGGGATGGTAGTTCGAAACCAGAACTTGCCCGAGGTGATAGGATTAAACAAATCACTACTGGGCCTACTGAAGTACAGTACTATGATATGCTTTCAGATTCAACATCTTCATTATGGAAAACATTCTCACAAGCTTTGCAACCTGGAGGTGTCATAGACGAATTAAAACAAAGACTTTGTATGTTAGCTACGAGATTGGAAATCTACTTACCATTCTGTGCACCAGTTAGTAAGTTAGTAGTTCCTCGAGTAGTTGACAGAAGAAGACCTGGTATATTAGATGGACCTAATCCAAGTGTACCAGTAAAAAGAAACGGTAGAACCTTAATCAAGAAAAGATGACCAAGACTCCTCATAGAATGGTAAAGAATCGTTCTTGGGATAGATACAAGAAGATTATCAATGACTTCTTGGACATAGATGCTGGAAGGCAAACTATAACTTGGGCAAAGAGTGTAAATCAACTCCTAAGTCATGGAGAAGATTATATCCCTAAATATTATAATATACCTATCGAGGCTCTCTGTTATTACAATGCCTTTCGAAACTGGCCTATCAATAAAGCCACCATCACGGGAGAACTCGATGATGAGAATCTATCCATACTAGTTACAAAATCCTATATAGAAAACCTGGGACATCTAACTCCAGAAGGTTATTGGGATTTTAACTGGTCTGAGGATAGGTTCGTAATTAACGGTATTACTTATAAACCTGCAGGAGATACACAAGTTGCCCAGGCCAAAGATGAAGCATTGGTGTTCATGGTCATTCTCAAGAGAGATAGAGATACTAAAATCGAATTTGTAGAATAAAAATGAACGTATATGGCAAAGATGTTACAATTACGATGGACTCGAATTGAAACCCAAAATGGGATTTGGTTCGACAGTAATAGGGTAATCCTGAATGGTGTATGCGGAATACATGTTGAAATGAAAGGGCAAGGAAATGATATTACAGCCATGCAATCCATGACTGGTGATAAATACGTTTCTTGCTTTCAAGATTATTTCGGAGACCTTTGGGATAAGATAATACCTCATCCAGGTATTGGGCAAACTATGAAGTTCAGAGTCAACAGATTACCAGATTATGCAATAATCAGGGGTGATGTTGAGGATGGCGGGGATGTAGACCCCGATAATCCAGAAATACCAATGAATACCTTCTGTGGTTCAGAAGGAGAACCATTCAGAGGTAGTGATACTGAACTGTTCTTGGGTAAACAAATGATTAATTAACCCTTAAATATATAAACCTATATGTACGTAAGTAAATATTACACCTGCGAGGAAATTGACCAGCGGTTGTTACAAGGTTACTATGATGACTTAGTGACTGCTGGTTTTGCTGGAACTCTTAATGAATTCTGGGCCTTCATTCTCTCTATCAAGAACAAGGTTGATAAGAGAGAGGGATATGACTTATCGAAAAACGATTTTACCGACGAACTGAAAAGAAAGTTGGATGGAATCGAAGAGAAAGCCAATTACATCACAAAAGTTTCTCAGTTGGAAAATGATTCTAAGTTTCAGACTGAAGAACAAGTTAAGAAAACGATTGATGATTTGGTTGACGGTGCTGGTGATGCTCTAGATACTCTTAAAGAGTTGGCAGAAGCATTAGGAAATGACCCCAACTTTGCAACCAATATCACAAATAAACTTACCGACCTTCGTAATGATTTGACTGCTGAGGTTAATCGGGCAAAAGAAAAAGAAGCCGAACTCGGTTCTCAAATTACAGCAGTAAACAATGCTCTGCTTAAAGCAGTGGATTTACTCAATGATAAGATTGATAATATCCGTATTGCTTTGGTAGATAAAATCGATAAGCTGGAAGCTAAGGTTGATAAGAACACTGCCGACATTGCCGACTTGCGTAATGAAACTACTGGTTCATTGGCAGATGCCAAAGCTTATGCTAAGGACCTGGTAGATAAAGAGGCAGAGGCTCGTAAGGTCGGGGATGATAAACTGGTAGAAGATATGCACCAGATGACCACTCTCCATATTCAAGACAAGGCAGAACTTACTCAGAAGATTGCCGAAGAGGCTCAATTAAGAGAAAACCAAGATGCAAGAATCCGGGCAAGTCTTATTGAAGAAATCTCTACTCGTCAATCTGGTGATGCAGCTCTTGAAAGTAAACTTGCCGAAGAGGTTACCAATCGTAAGGCTGCAGATGAAACTTTGCAGAATGGTTTGACTAAAGAGGTTGCCGACAGAGCTAATGCCGATAACACTCTTCAGAATAATATAGACAAAGAAGCTCAAGCAAGAGAATCTGGAGACCAAGTTCTTAAAGGACAAATTGATTCAGAGGCAGCAACCCGTACTGCTCAGGACCAAATCCTTGACCAAAAAATTACTGCTCTATCTGAAAGAACTAATGCCGATAAGGGTGAAGTACTTGCTGCTGTAGAAGCAGAGAAGGAAGCTCGTATTGCAGGAGACAATGCCCTTAAAGAAAGTAAGGTAGATAAGAGAGAAGGTTATGCCCTGTCTAAGAATGACTTTACCGATATCTTACTTCAGAAGTTGAATGGTATTGAGGAGCATGCCAATTATATTACCCAGGTATCACAATTGGTAAATGATGCTGGGTATCAAACAGAAGCCGATGTAGAGGCTGCAATCGAAAAGATTATTGGTTCTGCACCAGAAGTACTTGATACTCTGGAAGAGATTGCCAGAGCATTAGGCGATGACCCTAATTTCGCTACAACTATCACCAAAAAGTTAGCAGCAATCACAGAGAAGGTAAATCAAGAAGTAGAGGACAGAACTGCTGCAGATGCTGCTCTCCAGGTAAATATTGATAAAGAAGTAGTTGAACGTAAAGAAGCTGATGCTGCTCTTAAGACAGAACTTAAGGAATATGTAGATGCTCAGACTTCTATCGGTGATACTGCCTTGAATGTAGTTAAGGATAATCTGGCTAAGGAAATCCAAGACCGTAAAGATGCTGATGCAACCCTGCAAGCTAATATCGATAAGGAAGTTAACGATAGAAAAGCTGCAGATGCAGTACATACTGCTGACCTTGCAACTCTTAATCAGCGAGTATCCGATTTGGCTTTATCTATCAAAGATGCTATCAATACGGTTAAAAATGAACTCACTGCTCAGGTAAATGCTAATACTACTGCCATTGCTACCAATGCAGCTAACATTCAAAAGAATTCTGAAGCAATCACTGCTGTAACCAAAACTGTAGGTGATAACTACAAAGAGGTTAAGGATATGATTAATGAGGAAATCGTAGACCGTACTAACGGTGACAGTAACCTCAGTTCTCGTATTGATACTACCAATATTGCTCTGGGTACAGAACAAGCAGAACGGAAAGCTGCAGACCAAATCCTTCAAGTAAACCTTGATAAGGAAGTGGGAGACCGTAAGTCGGCAGATGCTGCATTGGAAACTGCTATAAACGGTAAGATTCAAACTTTAACGGCTGAAGTTGGTGGGCAATTAGGTATCCTTACTAATAAGATTAATGAAGAGATAGATAACAGAGGCGGTGCCGACCTTTTATTAGAAAATAAGATTGATTCCTTGAAGACAGAATCTACTGAGAAAGTAGATGAACTCAAAACTAAGGTTGAGGCAAATACTGCTGCTATCCAGGTAGAGAAAGAAAGAGCTATTGCCAAAGAAGATGCTATTCAGGCAAACTTAAATATTGCTATTGCCAATCATAAAGACGAGGTAAATGCCTTAACTAAGGATATCTCAGATGAAGCTAATGCCCGTATTGCAGGTGATGCAGCACTTCAAGTAAATATTGATAAAGAGGTAACCGACCGTAAAAATGCCGATACCATTATTAATAATGCCATAGCCCAAGAAGTTTCTGACCGTACTACTGCCATCCAGGGATTGGATTCTAAGAAGGTAGACAAGGTAGATGGTAAAGTACTTTCTTCAAATGACTTCACAGATATTCTTTTGATGAAGTTGAATGGTGTAGCAGAACATGCTAACTATATCACTAAGGTATCAGAATTATTGAATGATTCCGGATTCCAAACTGCCGAAGAGGTAGAAGCTGCAATCCAGAAAATCATTGGTTCTGCACCAGAAGTACTTGATACTCTGGAAGAGATTGCCAGAGCATTAGGCGATGACCCGAACTTTGCAACTACGATGACTCAGAAACTTACGGAGTTAACTGCAAAGATTGAAACTGAAACTCAGAATCGGGTATCCGGTGATGAAGCTTTGGAAACTAAGCTTACTACCTTGAGTACTACTCTTACCAAAACAGTAGAGGATTTAAGAACTTATGTTACTGAAACTCGTACTGAATTGTTGGCAAGAGCAAATAACCAAGATGCTCTTATTACTCAGAATGCTGCAAACATCCAGAGAAACTTGGAATTAATCCAGGGTATTCAGAATAATATTTCTGGTTCTTATCTGGAAGTTAAAGCTTTGCTTGAAAATGAGATTGCTGCACGTAAGGCAGAGATTGTTCGAGTAGAAGGCTTAATCAATGATACTAACCAGGCTCTTACTACAGAGACAGAGGAAAGAAAAGCTGCTGATAAAGAACTTCAGGATAACCTGGATGCTGAAGAAGCAGCAAGAACTGCAGCTGATACTGCCTTAGGAGTTCGTATTGATACCGAGATTGCAGAAAGAAAAGCTGCTGATAAAACTCTGCAAGATAATATTGATGCCGAGAAGTATGCAAGAACTCAAGAAGATACTCGTCTGAATGCTCGTATCGATAAAGAAGTTACAGACCGTACCAATGCCGACAATGAATTAGGTACTCGTATCGATAACGAAGAAGATGCAAGGGAAGCTGCAGATACTACTTTGCAGGATAATATCGATGCTGAAGAGACTGCCCGTACTGAAGCCGATACTACTTTGCAGGATAATATCGATGCTACCAATGCTCATACTATCAATACTCACAGATTGGATTCAAATCCAGTATTGAATGGTACCGACATTAAGTTGGATGGCTATGAAAAGAATGCAGGTACTACTCCTACAGACTTGGATGTAAAGGTAACAGATACTGCTTCAGCCGCATTCGGTAAAGTACAGAAACGTATCGAAGTAGATAAGGCAGATGCCGATGATAAGATTACTAAGGTAAAAACTGCAGTGGGTCTTACAGAGGCCTTGGCATTGCCTTCTCTGGAAGATACTAATTACCTTTCAGAATCCTCAAACATTGTAGATGGCATGAAGGAATTGGATAAGCAAATTGCCGACGGTAGACATGATGAGGTTTGGGAAGTATTATATACTCAGTTTACCCAAATCTCTGGCTTTTCGGTAAGTCCTACAATTATTGAGAAAGGAGTTGATGCAGATATTACTATTCGTGGTAATAACCTATTCAACAGTAAACCGCTTGTTCCAGAAACTTTATCAGTTAAAAGAGGAACTACTGTTATAAACAGTACACCAATTGCTAGCTTAAATATTAAGGATACCCTTAATACTGAGGATGACCGTACTACTTATACTTTAAGTATTACAAGCAAGGGTGTAACTAAAACAGCAACTGCTAACGTAAATGCTTACTATCCTATGTACTTTGGACATTCTGCTAAGGCAGCATTAACCGGTGAAGATGTTTTGGGTCTTACCAAACAGGCAATAAAGAGTTCTCCTAACGGAACTTATAACATGACGGGAATTGCTGAAGGAGAATATGTATGGTTATGCGTACCTTCTAACTTCAGTATAACTAAGGTAACTTCTTCTGGATTTGGAGTTCCTATGGCTGCTGCAGCTACAGTAACTGTAGAAGGTAAAGGTTCATACAAATGCTACCGTACTGAAGGAGCTTTAAAAGCTGGTAATTTCAATTTTGTAATCGGATAAAAACTTATAACTATGGCAGAAATTCCTATATATGGTACTTTGGTAAATGCTACCACAGACCCTAAGATTGTAAATACTGACCAAGCTTGGGATAAAGAGCTTGGGAAGTATCAATCTGAAATCAATAAAGAAAGAGTTGAGGGCAATGATTCTCTGAAAACTCAGCTGGACACATTGAGCTCAAAAGTAGATAAAGAGATAACCGATAGAGGTTCAGCTGATACTGCATTGGGTGCAAAGATTGATAAAGAAATCCAAGACAGAACCACAGCTGATACTGCATTGAAAACTGAACTAACTGATAGTATTCAGGAAGTTCGGGATGACCTTGATACTTTTAAGGCAACCAAGGGTCAGGCCAATGGTCTAGCTTCTTTGGGTTCAGACGGTAAGGTACCCGCAGCTCAATTACCTTCTTATGTAGATGACGTAATTGATGTATATGCAACCTACGATGTATCACCAACTAACCCGATATCTAATATCAAATTGTATTCTGATGCTGCTCATGCTAATCCAGTAACTGGAGAAGCTGGTAAATCTTACAATGATATAACTGAAGGACATCCAGGATATCAATTCCGTTGGTCAGGTACTACTTGGGTACCAATTACTTCTGGAGGTTTAATCATTGGTGAGATATCTGGTACTGCTTATGATGGAGCTAAAGGTAAAACTACCGCAGATGAACTACAGGGTCTTAAGAATTTTAATCCTGTACGATTAGTCAGTATTACTACTGATGCTTCTAAAGGTACCTTAAATTATGAATCCGCAAATGGTACTGGTGTTAAAGGCTTAGATATCCTTGCTGCTTCATCTACTAAGGCTGGTGTTATGACTGCAGCAGATAAGGTTAAACTTGACACTACATTACCGAATCAAATTGCTGCAGAAACGGATGCAAGGGAAGCTGCTATTAATGCTTTGCAAGGAGAGCTGGCTGATGATATTGCTCAAGAAGTAGTAGATAGGAATACTGCAATAGCTGCTGCTAAAACGGAACTTACTACTGTTATCAATAAAGAGGTATCAGATAGAAAAGCTGCAGATACTCAGGTAAGAACCGACCTTGAAGCTGCAGTTGAATTGGTTGCTGAAGAATTAAGAGGTGCTGATACTACTCTTCAGAATAATATCACTAAGGAAGTCAATGACCGAAAAGGTGAGGTTACCCGAATAGAAGGATTAATTTCAGATGAAGCTGCAACAAGAGCTCAAGCAGATACTACTGTGAATGCCAAAGTAGATTCCCATATCGGTAATAAATCTAATCCTCATGGAGTAACTAAAGCTCAAGTGGGATTGGGTAATGTTAACAATACATCAGATGCAGATAAACCAGTATCTACTGCTCAAGCTACGGCTATTGCAGATGCCAAGGCTGCAGGTACCAACGCTCAAACCAATCTTACTACTCATATCCAGAATAAGAGTAATCCTCATGGAGTAACAAGAGACCAATTAGGAATGGGTACTACTGCTGAGATTATCTTTAAGAAGGTATCTGCTCCTTCCGGTTTATGGAAAGAATCTGACGAAAGACTTAAGACTTTCATTAAACCATTGGAACATACTCTCGATGAAATCTGCTCTATACCTACGGATTCATTTATGATTCGGGGTAATCATGATATAGGTACAATTGCTCAGACAATCGAAAAACATTTCCCAGAATTAGTTTCTGAGAATACAGTTAGACCCGAAACAGTTCCTAATCCCGAAGCCTTCGAAAAGGTAGAAAAGGATGGAGAAACCTATATCCTGGTTAAAGAGGTAGATTATTCTAAGATGTCAGTATTGGCAATCGAAGGTATCAAACTTCTGAAAGCCGAGATTGATGAATTAAGAGAAAAACTTTTGTTCACAAACTTAGATTAATATGGGTGAGATAGCAACATGGAGTGCTGTCAAAACTAAAGTAGGCCTTGGTAAGGATTCAAATGAATGCCCTACCAAGGCTGAATTGTTGGCACTCTCTCCTACAGGAACGGGAGAAAATTACGTTGGCTTGGAAATATCCAATGCCAGTTCCTATGGTGATAATGAAACCGTACAGCTTAGTGATATACATAAAGTAACTTATAGATATGCCTTTACTGTAGTAGATACCGTTTTAAACTTTCCTGCTTTGGGAGGATATTCTACTCCTCGGTGGTTTGGTTTAGGTACTACTAAACAAAAACAGATAGATGGAGTAGCTATCGGAGATACTATTTCTGTTGGTTATACTCAATCTGCTTATCCGGATTGGATTGTTTACGATGAAGGTTATAAAGCTTCAGAAAACACAACTCTAAATCAACGTTCTGCAAGTCTCACCTTTACTCAGAATGAATCGGGTAAACAGATAACAGTTCAATTTACTCAAGCTGCAGTAACTTCTACTTGGGCTTATACTTTTACTTTGACTAAGGCTAGCAGTAATTCTATTGGGGCTTTGGGAGGTAAAGTAACTTTTGAGATAGATTCTTACAAGCAAGAGATAAGGAATGGCCATAATTATGGTAGTCAAATTCCAGTTAGTTATAAACGAACAGATGACCCAGATTCTTCTGAGATTTTGGAGATGACCATCCCAGAAAATAAAACTGAATCTTCAAGAGGTTTTAATTATATCTGGACACAGGACGAATCTAATAAAAAACAGAACTATACTGTAACTCAAGCTGCTGGTGTAAAAACTTATGGTACACCAACAGTATATCTGGGAAACATTGTAGATATCCCTGCATCAGGAGGAACTGCAGCTACACCTACTTATACCTATTCTCAACTTTGGGGATGGAATGGTAAAACCAATGATGGTGGTACTATAAGTTCTGGAGCTTCAGTAGTATGGTCCGAAAATATCTCAGGTTCTAATCTTGGCACGACTGTAAAGGCAAGAACTAAATTGGGAAGCCGTACATTAACCGTTACTCTTAATGGTAAATCTGGTAGTGCCTCAATCGATATATACCAGGCAGAGAATAAAATTACTAATACAACTCAGGGTGCATGGGAAGTTTCTATTTCTGCAAACCCAAGTACCTTTACCGAACAAGGTGGTACATCACAAATCTCTGCAAGTGCAAGGGCACCAAGAACTAATCATTGGTCTTCAGGTGCAACTAATGCAGCATCGGATGCTACAGGTACTCCTACGTTAAGTATACCTACTGCAGTAACCGGATTCAGTTTATCTGGTACTACTTTAACAGTAGCCGAGAATACTACTGCTAATCAAAGAAGTGTAGTAGTAAGGGCAACTATGGATACCGTCTATAAAGAAGTTACGGTAACTCAAAGTGCATATTTAGTAGAATGGAGATATACATTAACTACTTCTACTCCAACGTTAAACTTTGATGCCTTAGGTACAACCAAATCTGGGACAATTAGTAGTTACCGTGAAAAGTATATTAATGGTTCTTTGGTAGAGGGTTCACCTGAAGGTGTTAATATCCAAGTTAAATCAACTTCTGCTGAAATACAAAGTGCTACTGCTGCTGTGGCTATTACCATGAAAGAGAATACTACAACTCAAGCAAGGACTGGTACTGTAGTATATGAGCAAGTGGGTTCAGGTAAAACCGTAACCATTACTTGTAGTCAAGCAGCAGGTACAGTAGCCATTAGAGAGGAGTTGGTTATTAAAGAGAGTTTCCCTACAGCGCCAAATACTGGAGGAACTGTTAAAGCTTTAGTAAGGTCGGGTTATTGGGACGTGGTAAATGGTAAAGATACAGTTTGGCATGATGATACTCCTACTGTAAAAACTAAACCTAGTTTTGTAAGTAGTACCAATGTAACTTATGAACTTGGTGTAGGATATCGTATAAGTGCTACTATGCCAGAGAATACTTCTGAATCTCAACTTAGTGGTAGTTTAAACTTGGCTTATGGTAGTAAGACTTTAAGTCTTGGTGTAAAACAGGCAGCTGCAAGTGTTGCTTGGTCTTATGAGTTAAAAGTAAATAATGGTACACAAGATTTAAATCAACAAGTACCGGCTAAGCCTAATGGTACTTATTCCTTTGCCATAAGTAGTAAAAGATATAAGATTATCAATGGTTCAGTTACTAGTCAGAGTGAAGATACTACTTGGACTACTTCTATACCAGGTTCTCCAAGTTGGATTCATGTAGAAGAGAATGGTAATACCCTTATCGTAAGTGTAGATGAGAATACAACAACTAGTAAAAGAAGTGCAGATATTACCATATTCCAAACGGGTAGTGGAGATACATCGATAACCTTGACCGTTGAACAACAGGCAGCTACGGTAACTACCAGGGATTTCCTTGATTATGTAGAACCAATACCTTCTGGAGATTTTTCTGCATTGGAACAAGCTGTTACTGTTACACTTCAATCCTACAGAGAAACTTTAACGAATGGTACTGTAACGAGTAAAGTTGCTGTTCAACCAGATTTTGATTTAGATGCTACTGTTACAGATTGGGCTTCAGTATCTCTTATTGGAGGTAATCCTACCAATTACGAATATGATTTTGAGGTTTCTGTAAAAGAAAATACTACTAATCAAACTCGGTCTGGTAGTGTAATGTTTTATAATGGTGCTGCCGAAGTAGAGAATGCTTGGGCATTTACTCAAGATGCTGCAACAATCTCTACAAGGTATGAAATATCTTGGACTGCAAACTATAGTAATGGTACAGTAGAAGAGAATGTAACTGAAGTTGAATTAGAGGGTACTACTGGTATGGAAAATTCTGTAAGAATGGATTTACACATACTAGAATATACTTCTATCAATGGAGTAGAAGGTACTCCTACTTCTTGGGATTCTAGAACCATAGCTGAAAATAACTCGGCAATAGCTTCACCAAGTGGTCAGGTATCTGCTACTCTACAATCGGATTCTGAAAATGCCTTTATAGGTATTAGTAATTCTGTACAGAACTTATCAGAATATCCACGTACTCATACCATAACTTTATATAATCCTAAAGTTGTAATTAACGGTAAAGAGGTAGGAACAGTACCTACCATTACCTTATTGGTAAATCCAGTACCCTATCGGAGGATTTTTATATTCGGTTGGAAAGGGGCTGGTAATACTAATACTAATATAATTCTGAATGGTGATATTATGAACAGTGATTCTGTTGCTAGTAGAGATATTATTTCTTATGCAAGTTTACAAAGGAATAATGTAGAATTTGCTAAGAAATATATCAAACCTACTTTAATACCACCTTCAGAAGATTGGTTACAAGTAATTGATAATGGTCAGAATTCAGATAATTCCTATAACTATGCCATTAGAGCATTAACCGATAACGAGGGAGAATCGGCTAGAAGTCAATCTGTAAGATTTGAACAACCTGGCAATGGTAATCAAGCCTTATATGCCTATGTTAGCCAAGACCCTAGAGATGAAGGATACCTGGGAGGGAGAGTAAATAATAACGGGCCTAGAACAATTAGATTAAATACCATAAAAGATGAAAATTGGGTTGGTAATACTGATATACGGTCAGGTAATTATTATGGGCTCGGTACATTAGCTCAAGATGCTATCACAATTGAAACCAATATATCAGTGGGTGGTACAGATAGTAGTACTTATACTCAACAAGTAGAATTAAGTAACTTAAAGTTTAGTAAAAGCGGTAGGCCTGTAACCATTAGTAATGACCCAAATCAAACTACTGATTACGAATATCACTGGGAATTATATCCTTCTGCTGGTGTTCCTGCTGGTTTTACAGTAAATATCAGTATGTTATCTAGTGATGGAGATAATGATGATGGTATTCGTTTAGATATAATAAAAAAGAATACTACTGTTTTTCCTATAGGAACCATAATTGGTACTTTAACTTTAACTCCTAAAGATCCGACTAAGTTACCAATCATTACTTGTGGTGTATATCATAGATATTTTACTTGATATAAATAAAACAATACTGCGGTATTTATATACGTATAGGCCTATATACAAAATTAATTAACCTATGTTTAACAATTTAAAACTAAAACGTTATGGAACTAAAATCCGGAGAAGGCACTGTAGTGGTAGCCGACAGAGACCGTTGTTGTAATGATGGTTGTAATAGAAACTCAGGCTGGGGCTCTGGTTGGGGTGCAGTTGGTGGAGCATTGGTAGGTGGTGGCTTTGGTGCTGCTGCAGTTTCCGTATGGGACAAAATCAATGACACTAAAGCTGACATTCAGAAAGTAGAATCTACAGTTCAAGAAGCAAAGGCAGGTATCTACAAAGATATCTCTGATGCAGCTCGTGGAGTTACTCAAGAAGTCAATGGTGTAGCAAAAGAGGTTGCCGGTGTTGGAAGAGAAGTTCTCAACAACCGTTTCACTACGGAAAGAGGACTTTGCGACCTTGGTTACAAAACTAATTCTGATATCCGGGATTCTCGTGACCAAATGGGAGCAGGATTCAACCGTGTTATGGACCGTCTTTGCAACATGAGCTTTGAACAACAGCAATGCTGCTGCGAAACTAAAGGCCTGATTAAAGAAGTAAAATCTGAATTGGCTCTTCAACTTGAACGTTGCTGCTGCGACATCAAGAATGGCCAACAGGAAATCAAGTGCCTCATCGAAAACACCGCTAAAGACCAGGAAATTGCTCGTCTTAACCGAGTAGTAGATGCTCAGAGAGACCAGAACATTATCCAGTCTGTAGTTGCCGCTCTTAAAACAACAACCACAACTCCGGCTTAATCAGGGCTGGAAATTTAAAAGAAAGGAGTGCATCTTACGGGGTGTACTCCTTTCTTCGTTTTAACACCTAAAAACTTAGAGAGATGGAAAAAGAAAAACTAACCGAATATCAGATACAGATATCTTTGCCGGCTCCTAATCAAGAGATTGCTCAAGAAGTAGCAAACAAAGCCCAAGCCCTTGTAGACCAGTTCGGATACTATCAATTCTTAAACTTGGTAGACTTCATGCAGAAGAATCCAGGTGCAGTATCATTCGGTTTAAATTTAATAAATAGGAGGTAATTATGGAAGAATTGATTTTTTCGAAACTACAAAAAGGTGATACATTGTATACCTTAGAAAGAGACAGACGTTCGATGTACCCAATCTTTGATAAGGCTACGGTAGTCAGGGTTGGTGAAATTAAACCTATGTCTTCAGGTAATGATGGCAACTTTGTTTCAAGTATAGAAGTAGTAATTCAGGATTCAGTATCCTCATTAACTATTTTCTTACCCGTTCAAACTACGGAAGGTATTCATAATGGTATATACTACACTACCGACCTTAAGAACATTGTTAATGAGGTAAATGTTCAAAGAACTAATGCCTTGAATATCCTTAATAATCGGGATAAGTACGAGGCCATCGTATCTGAATGTGATAATATCTTTAAGACTATTGAAGGTATGATTGCTCCTCAAGCTCCGGCTCAGGCTTATAAACCTGAAGAACTTGAAACATTCAAAAGAGAGATAGATACCCGATTATCAACTCAGGAGAATCTTCTCTTGCAAATTGCCCAAGAGTTAGGATTAAATAACAAAGAAAAGAAAGATGGCAAAAAAGGTTAACATAAATATATCGCTCCCGATAGGAAGTGTTCAGATTTATGTAGACCCAAGAAAACAAATGCAAGCAGAAAAGTTGATTACTAGAACTCCCCAAATTATGCAAAGAGCTTATGATTTGGGTTCAAGGAAGTTCGGTAATCAACTTCTTCGTATTGTTAAGAGGAGCTTAAATACAGGAGTTCCTCCTCCAGGTTCCGGAGTATCTTGGCCACCTCATTCGGCTGCTACTCTTAAGAAGTATGGTTCTCATACTTTATTAAACCTTACTGGTCAATATGCAAGGTCAGTTACTATAGTGAACCGAAAAGACAGAACCTTTGTTGGTCTACCTCCTGGATTGAAAAAGACAACCTACTTTGGAAAGACTTCTCGTAAAACCCTTAATCAAATTGCTATCATATTAGAATACGGTAGTAGAGATGGTAACTTACCTGCTCGTGAATTATGGAGACCTGCTTATAAAGCTGCAGGTGGAGCTGATGCTTTACAGAAGTCTATACGTAATGAAGTAAGAAAAGAACTCAGAAAATATACAAAATAATGGCAGATTTTGAAGCAGATAAAACATCTGGTAAAGGTCCTACACTTGTAATGGTACACCCATTAAAGTTGAATGATACTGAATCAGATAAGAGAGCTTCATTGATTATAGATGTCAATGGAGTTACCAAAACAGTTAACCTCCTTCAGAAGAAAGGTAGCCTTAATTACGAATACCAATTAGAGGTAGATAAGGATACACTTAATATTCTGGGTAAAGGTGGGACTGATACTTTGGTAGTTACATCTCGTCGTAGAGAAATGATAAATGGTACTCCTCAAGGAGATTGGGAAAATGTAGAGGTTACGGCTGAATTCCTAGAGGAACCTCCATTTACTGCTGGTATTAGATTTACTGATGCAGCAGAAAAGACTCTAGAGGTAAATATAACTTCTAAGAATCATACTGAACAAGCTATCACCGGAACTCTAACTATCAAACAAAGTGGAAGTAGTAATAATAAAACCATTCAGGTTATTCAGGCAGCAGGTACGGTTTCCTATAATTATAGGTTAGAACCACCAACTGTAAATTTATTCGTACCCAAAGACCAGAATGCTAATGTATATGAAACTTCGGTAGGATTTACGATTACTGGATATAGAGATAAACTAATAGAAGGTGAAAAGGTATCAGAAGAGGTTATGGCTTTTAAAATGCCAGCAGTTGGTCAATCACAGGATGTTAAGTTATTTAATTCTAATGTAACTGTAACTTATTGGATTACTAATTACGGTAATATATCAAATATACCACAAACTACTTTTTCAGCAACTGTACATGCTAGAAAAACTGCAGGAATGATGATAGGTGGAACTTCTGCTAACTTCGAGTGTGTATTTACTGATGGTGGTACTTATGGATTCACTCCTTTGTTAGCTGCTCAAATAGTGTAAAATTATGGTAAATACAGAAGAAATAGTAGAAAGAACCTTTTATATCTGTCTACTAACGACAGCATTAAAAAGAAAGCTTACATTAAATCCTGATGACTACCTACCACTATCCTTAGAGAATGAGAAAAGATTTAAGGAGGATTCAGAAGCCTTAAAGAAATTCATACCTATCTTTGGAGTAGGTAATAATCAGGTAAAAGGTGCAAAGACTTGTCCCAGAATCACCATAGAATTGCAAGGGTTCTATAATGGTGATATTGGTGTGAACAAATATATCATAGGAGATAAACTAGAGAATGGTAACTACCAAGCTTCAGAATTTCCTTATGAGACTAAAGACATAACTCTGGATATACATCTTGTGGCAAATACTCAACAAGATATGAGATTACTTCATAGTATCATGTATGAAGCTTTGCCATCAAGAGGGTATGTAAGACCTTACTATAATGACCTGGAAGAATGGGAAGATGGTAAGGTTGCTCCTACTGGAAATCTTTATATAGAGATAGGTAATTACTATGACCACCCAGACGAAAATCATGGCCTACTCGAAAAGGTATATCAGTACATATGTAAAGATGGTATCTTGCCAGAAAAACTTGCAGGAGAAGGTGAATTAGTTCCTATCACAGATATCTCAGTACTCTTGGGTACAGTAGAAAAGCAGGAAAACGATTTACTTCAACTCCAAGTGAATAAGGACAATACTTCAGGGTATTAATTAAATAAGTAACTAACTTTTAAATTAAGTATAATATGCCAAATTCACCTTCAGTTAAGTTTGAGTTTGAGAACAGAAATGTTCAACAGACTACTCCTATGTTAGGGGTTTCATGTGTATTGGCTAGAACCACGAAAGGTCCTTATGATGACCCTTCAGAAATCATCACTTCTTTCTCACATTTCCAAAGACTCTTTGGTTCTGAGATAGTACCAGATGGTTCTGTATCAAATATTGAGAAGGCTTTTATGGGTGGTTCTAAGCTTCGTGTTATTAGAGTATTGGGTAAGGGAGCAACCAAGGGAGTTATATCTGTAGCTGCAGCAAGAGGTGCTAGAGCAGTAAGAGCTTCTGAAGATGGTTCTTCTGTTACTGAATCTACTTCTGAAGAAGCAAGTCCTAAATCTCTCTTTAAGTTTACTTCTGGTTCTACTACAGTAGGATTCGGATTGGTAACTAAGGGTTATGGAGACCCAATAGGTAGTGCTGAAACCTTCAATGTAAAAGTTTACAAACAAGCTAACACAATCTACTATCAAGTAGTAAGTGCTAATGGTCAGGTATTAGAACAAGGCCCTATCATTACCTACAAAACAGCAGATACTGTAAACAACACTTCAGTAGACTACCTTGCTCTAAGTGCTTTTGCAAAGAATTCAGAATACCTTGTACCGGTTATGACCGATACAGTAGAAGGTATCAAATCTTGGAATAACCTCATTAAATGGTTAACGGATGATGTCGATGGAACAAAGAACCCAATCGATATCAAACTTAACAATGCAGCAATTACTGCTGATGCGGTTACTCTTAACGGTACCATAGGTAATGCAGGTACTACTCCTACTGCAGACGAATGGATTGCTTCTCTCGAGTTCGTTAAGGACTACGTAGATGTATATCAGTTTGCTTGCTCTCACCTTCATCAACATCTTACTACAGATTCTGATATACTTAAGGTACACAAGGCTGCAGTAGATATGATTAAGGAATTGCAAGAGTATACCTATTATATTGAAGTACCTAAGTATACTACTCATTATACTCAAGGCGACCAGCCAAGAGATTTGAAAGGTATCAACACTTGGGTACAGACTTGCCTTGGTACTGTAGGTAACTCTAAGTATGTAGCTTACTTCGGTGGTGGTATTAAATACTACAATGAAGACGGTAACTTGGTAGATTCAGATGTACTGGGAACTATCTTTGGTTTGGGTGATGCTTCTGCAACTCAATTCGGTGTATGGAAATCATTTGCCGGAATGAACAGAGGTATTATCTATGATGGTAATGGTCCTGTATGTCCGAATTATGGTTCTCCTTCAAGAACTAACGAACTTAATGAGTTGGCTCAGAACTACGTAAATATCATTTGCGTAAAGGATGTACCTAACCAGGGTAAGAGAACTTTGTTATGGCATTGCTTCTCATCTCAGGTAAAACAAGATTCAGAAAGATTTCTGGCTATTGTAAGATTGAATCTGTATCTCAAAAAGAATCTTAGACCAATTCTAGAAAGATATTTAGAAGAACCAAATATCTGGAACACTTGGAATAAGATTTGGCTTGAGGTTAAACCTCTTCTTGATGCCTGCGTAGATGGCGATGCTATGTCAGAATATACCTGGATGGGTGACCAAGATGCTAACTCATACAGTGAACTCTCAGTGAACAACGAACAAGATGTTCGTCAGGGTAAGTATAAAGCTATCCTGAAATATAAAGATATCGTACCAATGCAAGAAGTTACAATGTCAATCATTATTGACCAGGCTTCTAAGTCGGTATCAATTGTTGAAAACGAATAAAACTAAAAGACATGGGAGCAAAAGTAAAAAATCCGAGAAAGAAATTCCTTTGGAGTATCACTTTCCCTAAGCACCCTATCAATACCTATCTGTTCCAAACTTGTACTTTGCCAGATATCGAGATTGACCAGGTTGCTCATGGAGACGTTAACCGGGACGTTAAAACTGCCGGTAGAGTTACAGTAGGTAACTTAGTAGTAGGAAAGTTATTAACTACTGCAGGTTCAGATACATGGCTTCATGACTGGCTCTATTCATGCCAGGATATGATTGCAGGTGGTGGTTTGGTACCAAGCCAATACTGGGAAAATGTAATCGTAAATGAACTTGCCGAAGATGGAGTTTCCGTACTTAACACCCACCTCTTCGAAGAGGTATGGCCATGTAAGATTACAGGTTTAGACCTGGACCGAATGGCCTCAGAAAACACAATCGAAAGTATCGAATTCTCAGTAGGTACTGCCGATAAGTATTAAAAGCTTAGTCTATTTTCAACTAAGATTTTTAGGTGGAGGGGTGGGATTCCTAGAAAGGGCTCACCCCTTTCTTGTTGTTATATCAGATACTATGGATTTAAGTAACCAATTAAAATAAAGAAATATGGAATTTAGAACTTGTGAATTTACAGCACCGTCAGGATTTAAGTATTCAATCCGTGAACAGAATGGAGCCGATGAGGATATCTTATCAAATCCCATGGATTCTAAGAATCTTATGAACCTTACTAAGTTTATTCAGGCAATCGTAGTAGATACAGACTTCACTCCTAACCGAAGACTTACGGTAGAGGATGCAGACCGTATCCCTTTGAATGACCGGTACCACATTATCTTCATGTCAAGAATTTTCTCACTCGGTGAAGAAGTAGAATTTGAATATAATTGGGGCCAGAATGGTGGGCTAGTAACTTATGGGCAATCACTTCGAGAAATGGTATTTGAGGATTATGGAACATTACCTACCGAAAAAGAGATGGATGAAAAACCCAATGCTATTCCTTATTATCCAGAGCAGAAGAAACTCGTAGATTACGAAGTAGTATTATCTTCTGGTAAACAAGTTATGTTTGACTTGATGACCGGTGCAGGAGAACGTTGGTTGGTTATGTTACCTATAGAAAAACAAACCAAGAGTGCTGGCTTGATGGCAAGAAACCTAAGATTACTGGTAGATAACAAATGGGAAAAGGTAGAAAACTTCTCTCTCTTTTCAGTAAGGGATATGGCTGAAATTCGTAAGGCAGTATTTGCCTATGACCCAGTATTCAGCGGTAATACAGAAGTAGAAAATCCCACTACTGGAGAAAAGGCTGAATACCCAGTTATGCTATCATCATCTTTTTTCTACCTGACGGAAGCGTAGACCATCCGGGTACATTCACTTATATATGTAGAGCTGAGATAGTCCTAGATTATCTCAGCTTTTTGCGTCTTCCGTATCGAGAAAGAAAGAGATTTAAAGACTTAGCCGATGAATATTATGATAACCTAAAAAAGATTAAAAATAAATGATAAACAGTAGAAGCTTAGTTGAGGTCGGTGTTGCAATGGTATTAAAAGACCGATTCTCCAATGAAGCAGGCAGGATATCTAATTCATTCAGAACAATGATGAATGATATGAATACCTGGAACAGAGGTATTCAAATGTCTGCTGCTAATGCTTTTGATTTTGGAAAAGAATTGGTTGGTGGTATGGCTAAAGCCTACCAATATTCTGCAGGAGTATACGACCAAGTATTCTTAGCTTCTAAGATGTCTGGAGCAAATGCTGCTCAACAGGCAAGGCTAATGCAGGTTGCTAAGGAGGTCAACGAGGTAACACCTCTTACAGCAAAAGATATTGCATCAGGAGAAAGGTACTTGGCAATGGCCGGTAACAATGTAGAGCAAATCGAAAAAATGATTGGCCCTGCAGCTAAACTGGCTTCTATCTTTAGTATGCCTCTTGGAGAGAAAGGTGGAGTTGCTGACTTGATGACTAACATCATGCAGACCTTCAATATACCTTCTCAAAATGCTACTCAGGTAGTAGACCAATTGGCAACTGCAGTAACTTCTGCAAATATCTCATTAACCGACCTTGCACAATCTTTCCAATATTCAGGAGCCGAATTTAGAAATGCCAAAATCAGTATGGGTGATGCAGCTGCAGCAATTGGAGTACTCGGTAATCAGGGTATCCAAGCTTCATCTGCAGGTACTGCATTGGCAAATATGATGCGCTATTTAACACTTTCCGTAACCGGGCAGAAAAAAGCAGGTAGTACTATGCTAAAATCTTTAGGTATAGACCCGGCTTCTCTAGTGGATTCCCAAGGAAACCTTTTAAGGTTAGATAAGATTATAACCATGCTGGGAGATAAACTTAGAGGTAGAAGAGGTATAGATATATCTTCTGCTTTGTTTAATATCTTCGGAGTTCGAGGTACCAGAGCTGCATCTGCTTTACTCCAGGACTATTGGTCAGGTACTAATAAGCTTACCGAACTCATGGATAAGGTAAACTCGGCAAAAGGTACAGTAGAAGGTTTAACCCAAGAAAGATTACAAACTCCTGCAGGTATTATCGAACAGTTTAAATCAAACTGGGAGAACTTTATAGTAACTGCAGGTTCTACCCTAGCCCAGGTATTTAGCCCTATCTTAAAACTCGGTTCAGGTTTACTTAAGATAATCAATGATATCCAAGAAACCTGGGCTGGTAAATTCTTGGTAAAGGTAGTTGCTACTGGAGCAATCGTTGGTACCCTATATCAAGGATTTAAATTCATATCCGGTACTATTCGAATGATTAGTACATTTCAAGCTTTAGCTACGGCAGAGACCGAAGGTATGGCTTCAGGTATGACTAAAACCAATGTTCAAGCTTCGATTCTTGAAGGTCATCTTAGGAATATATCTGCAATGATGATGAGGATGACTGCCTTACAGATGGCTCCAGGTAAATTCTTTGCATTACCCATGGGAGGTACTGTGGGTAGAATGAAGAATGGTAGGTTAGCTGCTAGAGGTGCTGATGGTAAGTTTATATCTATGGCTGGCCTTGCTGGTGCAGGAGCTGCAAGTTCTATGGCAACTAATACGGCTAAGACTGTAGGTCAGCAGGTAGTTAAGAAAGGTGCTATCAGGGGTGCTGCAGGATTCTTAGGTGGTAGACTTCTGGGATTCTTAGGAGGACCAGTAGGATTAGCTTTATCTATAGGTATACCTTTACTTATAGATGTAATCGGAGGTCTTACAAGTTCGGTAGATAAAAATACTGAAGCTCTAAACTCAGAGGAAAACAAAGCTTCCATTCAAGAAAGAAACCAACAGGCTTTTGTGGATGCAGTTAGGTCTGCAATCAGGGATGGCTTCAAGGATTCAAGAATCAATATCTCAGTAGATGGAGAACCTGCTGGAGACTTTGCTCCTGGAGGCCAACAAGATTTTACTGGTATAGCTTTAGGAATAAACTAAAACAATTATGGCAAGAATATTGAATCAAATAGCAGGTGGGGTTGTTGAAAAGTATAATGACCTTACTCGAGATTCTGCTGGAGTTCTTACTGGTCCTTTAAATAAACTTTGGAGGGCCAGGATTTATTTAAACAGGGCTACATCTACCTTACCTAAAGATACTGCAGATAAGGGAAAGATATACGACCCAAATAATCCTTTTGGACCAAGAGCTACATCAAAGAATCCCAAAGTAAACCAAAGGATACAAAACCAATATCGGATGGAATTAAAACATCAGGTAGAAGGTGGAGTTCCTTTTGGTTATGAAGAAATGGACCCAGCTAATGGTAATTCCGTAAATAAGAATAAAGAACTTTTTATGGTAATGCCCGAAGTTCGTAATATGAACCAAGTAGTAATATATAATTTGGTATCAACACCTTATCAATATATCACTCTTCAAAATAGACCTCCCTCTATTGACTTCCGAGGAGAAACTACTTGGGCTACCATTAAATCAATGGGACGTAATACTCCCATGTATCATTACACTGGAGCAGAGGATATAATTCAATTCAATGTATCTTGGTTCTGTAATGACCCAGAAAATCCTGAAGAGGTAATTACTAAATGTAGGTTACTAGAGATGTGGTCTAAGGCAAACTCTTATCAGGCAAGCCCACCAATCCTAAAGATTGAATGGGGTAATTCTGGTATATTCGAGAATCATCAGTACATCCTTACTTCAGCAACCTATACTTTAAACAATTTTCGAAATGCTTCAAGGACAAGGATTGCAGGTAAGTCATGCGAGATTGATGATTTGAAATTACTTCCTGCAGCTGCAACTCAAGAATTAATCTTCAAGAGAGTAAGTGCTTACAACTTATCCTATGCCGATATTGTAAGTGAAGAAGCTCTAAAGAAAACGAAAGGAATCAGTTTATGATAGACTTGAATCAATACTTAACCGGAGCTAGCCCCTATGATGGGGCAGTAGCTCTTAAATATGATGAGGGTGATTATTCTTTGGAGGTAACTCCCCCTTCAGTTCCTCATACAAATAACGATAAACAACATACTGTAATGGATGGAGAAACCCTACAGAATATTGCCTATCGTTATTATGGTGATTCTGGGAAATGGTATTTAATAGCTGAGGCTAATAATATCCTAAACCCTCTTGCAGAACTCGAACCTTATCAGTTAATACGAATACCTATGTATGGAAACTAAGAAACCCAATCAACCAATTCTTTATAATGGAACAGCAACACCCTATATGGCACTGTTCGATTCTGGAGGTATGCCCATAATGAATAAAATTACAGGCATACCTCTCGGCGCTTATATAAGTAATTGGAGCTACAAGTATGATGAGGAAAAGGAGAACTTAGCAACCATCACATTTGATACTGGAGACCCAGATACGGTAGATATCCCAGAACTCCAGGAAAGCTCAATTATTTATCTTCAGTGGGGATACATATACCCTGATGGTCAATTCATTTCAAGCCCAGTACGAAGTATTAAGGTAAGAGATTTGGATTGTGTATTCGATTCTACTGGAACTCATGTGACATTAAAGTGTATAGATACAGTTGGAGATTTAAGATTCCAACCACCTTATACACATTCAGATTTATCAGAGTATAGCCTATCTAATTTTTTAGATAATGGTTGTAACAATGACATCGGTGTAATCATAGAAATATTTCAGTAATGGCTAAACAAGTAATAAGTAATAAAGTCTACGAGTCACTACAGGTCCCGACAGAACAAAGTCGAAATACTGTTGGAAAGATACTTTACGCTAATAGCTTTAGTGGAGTAGCTCAAGTACCTATGCCGGCAGATTTAAAAGCTCTGATAGATAGTGACTTAGGATTAATAGGGAATAACATCTTGGTTCAATTAGAACAGAAGATGAAAGGTTATCCTAATGGACCTTGGTATATTGATTCTCGAGATGGTGTAATCTATATTCACAATCGAAAGTTTACTCAAGAGCCTGAATACAATTACATATATCAATCAGAGAATGGAGAGGTACTTAGGGTATCCTTTACCATGCAGAATGTAACTAAAAGGGCAAAGGCTCAATTAACCGAAACTATAGACCCCGATGATAAAGGCCTTATTGTAGGTTCTACCGATATAAAAGAACCAGAAAAAGCTAAAGAGGAGATGTCTACAGTTACTACTCCTTATGTAGCTCAGGTAGATAATACAATGGTAGTCAATTATGGTAGTGTACCCTATGAAGATTATCGTAGTCATCCTACTACTAACATTGCTGCAGAGATGGAAGCTGAGCAAAGGTATGGAGCTAAAGCTCAGAAACATAATCAAGCAGTAAAAGAATATGGTTCTAAGAAACCATATGTTGCTTATCAAGCAGGTAAACAAGAGATGTTAGATAACTTAAGTACTGACCAATATAGGGAAGCTATCAATACGGCAGCTAATAATTTACCAAGCGATAAGAAGAGACAACTTCAGCAAATCCTAAAGAACTCTAAGAATGGTAAAGAGTTGGAAAGTAATCTAAGGCAATTACTAGAAAACGAAAGATATTTATTCACTGGAGAATATAAAATGGAATACCTTGCAGAAGAATGGGTAGACCCTCGGGAATATGACCCAGAAGGTGGAACCATAACTCATATGATAGACATAAGAACTTTCTCTTCTAACCCTTACGAGAAACAGATGATTGATAATCAATCTCAGAGAGGTATAGCAGCTATGGAAAAGAATCCTTATATTACTGTATATCCCGATACCTATAAATTAGATTACAGTGGTGAGGGAGTAACTACACCTACTATGACTCGTAAGGTTAAAGCTAAGGTTAAGATTCGAAGGATGAAGAAGGTCCCAGTATTAGTACCAATATATAAATTATATCATAATCTATTTGGTAGATATGGTGGAGCAGATAAGGTAAGCTGGGCAATGAATGCTAATGCTAATGGAGGTCTTAAAACTACGGAAAGGAAATTAGTATGCCAAATGACCGTAGTTGGTAGACCTTCATTACAATCATCTCAGGTAATATCCTTAGAGAATGTAGGTAAACGTTGGTCAGGTTATTGGTATATTAAATCTGTACAGCATTCAATGGATGCAGGTCAAGGTTACCTATGTACTCTAGATTTGATAAAGAGCAATGCTAAGGCTGGTCAAACTACATCTAAGACCCAACTCAGTACTCAAGATATCGTAAGCAATGATGCTAAGGATGGAGCTAAAACTCAATTCGGTAAAGATAAGAAGAGTACTGCCAATGCTTCTAACATTGTTCATGAATTTACTTACAGTGAAGCAGTTTACTTTAAGGAAAGATTCATGAACGATAAGAATGTAATCATAGATAAGAAAGGTGCAGGAGAGTTCTTACAGAATAAGTTCTATTATGATGAACTTAATGCTAAAGACCCTCAAGCTTTAGCAGCAGGTACTGTAAGAACTGAAGGTACTATAGTTACCTCTAATGGTACTGCAATCTATGGTAAAACCAAAGTAGTTAAGGTAGACCAATCTAAAGTAACACCGGCTATGAAAGAGAAGTATTCTTTTGACTGGTCCGAGTGGGCAAGAAACGAATATCTTAATGTAGTAAAAAACAAAAAAAAATAACCGATAATGTACTCGACCGCTAAGTTAATAACAGAAGATGGCCTCGAAGGATTGGGTAGATACTACTCAGTTTATCGAGGCATTGTGGTAGATAATGATGACCAAGAAAAACATATGAATCGTATCAAGGTATGTTGCCCAGAAGTAATGAATGGTATCATATCTTGGGCTTACCCAAAAGGTCAACATGGTTCTATCAATAATGGATTTAAGTTCTTAGCTCCTAAGGTTGGTGATATAGTATTTGTTACCTTTGAATTTGGAGACCCCACTAAACCTCTTTGGGAATATCACGGTTGGGCTTTGAATCAAATACCAAGTCCTTTAGATGGCCCAAACAAAATGGGTATTATTACTCCAGAAGGTAATCTAATAACTTTAGATGATGATAATGGAAGGTTAACCATATACATCAATGGAGATATTGGAGTTGCTGCAAAGGGTAACATATCTATCCAAGCTCAAGGAGATGTAAGTGTAGGTTCTGGTGATACAATAATCTTGAACAAAGGTGAGAATCAAGGAGTAGTTAATATTAAAGAACTAACCGAAAAGCTAAACCAAACTGTTCAAGAACTAGAATCACTTAGAGCTCTATTTAATTCTCATGTACACTCAGGTGTAACTACTGGACCAGGTTCTTCAGGTCCTACTGTAACTCAAGCAAGTCAACCATTCTCGGAATTCAAACAAGAAGATTACGAGGATACTAAATGTATACATTAATGGATAATTACTTTACTGACATAATAGGAAAAGGTATGACTTTCCCTATTAAACTAAACAGAAATGAAAACGGTGAAACTGGATGGTATCCGGTTAATGGAGATATGGAGTTAGTAAGGAATAATATTAACTCTATCCTATATTATATGATAGGCCAGAGATTTCGACAGGAAAACTTTGGGAATCGTCTATGGGAATGTATAGAAGAGCCAAATTCACAAGCCCTGAGTTTTATTATTAAAGAGTTTATAAAAACAGCAATTGGTACCTGGGAACAAAGATTAACCTTTAAAGGTATCAAGGTTGCTAGAGTTGATGCAAAGGTAAACATAGAAGTAGAATATTCTATTAATGGTACAGGCTCTAGCCAATACCTATACCTTACCTATAACAACTTAGATAATTCATTAAATACAAAATAATATGGGAATCACTAATAAATGGCTCAACCCTTATCAGAGGTCTTATCAACAGATTAAGGCCAAGCTGATAGAATCTCTTATGGGTATAAAAGATAAAGATGGGAATGTACTCATAACGGATTACTCGGAAGGAAATATATTAATCATTATCCTTTCATTATTTGCGGCTATTGCCGAAGTTCTTCACTATTACATCGATAATATGGCAAGGGAAACCTTCTTACCTACTGCTCGGAAATATGGTTCAGTAGTTAAGCATGGTGCCTTGGTAGATTATCATGCAAGAGGTGCTATTGCTGCATCTGTAGATTTAACTATATCTCGGGATGTATCAGGAGATTCTATTGGTGCTAAGTTAACTATCCCATCCGGAACTCTATTTACAGACCAGTCAGGTAACAAATGGTTATCTACTCGAGATGTAGTTTGGTATGCTAATGTTACCGATTGTAAGGTACCTGTAGTACAACATGAATTATATACCGAAAGTCAAATCAATGGTATGGTTATACCTTCTGATGAACGTGTAATGATTACTCTTGGTACTTTACCTAATGGTAAATATTACGAACACGGAACTATGACCCTGAAAATCGGTGGAGAATCCTGGGTATTAGTAAATACTTTTGCTTATTCAAAGCCCACAGATAATCATTTTATGGTAGTGATAGATGAATCTCTTAATCCTTATATTTACTTTGGAGATGGTAAGAATGGAAAGAAACCTGCAGCAGGTGCAAAGATTTCTGATGTAGTATTCTATCTCACTACCGGTATTAAGGGTAACGTTAAGTCTGGTACCATTACATCTGTGCCTTCAGTAATATCCTCTTCAGTATCAGATGCTACTGTAAGTAATACCTATAATGCAGGTGGTGGTTCAAGCTATGAAAATTTCAGTATGCTCAAGGAACATATACCCTTGAGTGTTAAGACTATGGGAGTAGCTGTTACTAAACAGGACTTTGTAGACTTAGCTAAACTGGTAGATGGAGTTAGTAAAGCTAAAGCTGAATACGAATGCGGTAGAAAACTTATTGTATACATTGCACCAGACAATGGTGTAATTGCCGACTCTGCCATGATTAAGAAGGTATATGATATCTTACATCAGAATTCACCCCTTACTACTTGGTTAACTGTTAAGTCGGCAGGTAGAGTTAATATCATATTGGATATAGAAGTTACTGGTAAGAAGTCATATAAGACTTCAGAGATTCAATCTCAAATACTCAGTGCTTTGTTTAATGCTTACTCTCCAGAGAGTTCGGATATTGGTGGTAGTGTAAGAATCTCGGATATCTATGCACTCATCGATAACTTGGAATCCGTAGATTACCTACACTTAAAGAAATTCTATACTAAACCCTGGCCTATAACAATCTATGGTAACAAGGAATTAATCCTTGGTCAATTCCAATTGGATGAGGCTAATGGTTCTATGGACTACTTTATATCTTTCTCTTCAGGAACTAAATTTACAATCAAGTCTCTGAAGGGGGGATTCTCTTATGATGGGGAAGTAGGTAAGACTACTCAAATCCGAGATAATATAAATGGGTTTATCTTTGCCCTTGATATTCAGAACAATGGCTACCAATCTGGATTCAGGTATACCATAACCATTGCAGAACCCAACAGGGATTATACAGACCCAGGTTATAATATCCCGGTATTCGAAGACTCAAGTCAGTTAACACTTAAAGTAAATGAAACAGTATGATGAATCTTAAAAACCTAATTGATTTCTTACCATTTGAATTTAAGGAGCAAGATACTTATAAAGTCAATGGTAAGGGCATATTAGAAAGATTTCTAGAAATATGTGGTTCATACTTCCAAGATAATATTACTTCTGATATTGATAATATTCTAGATTTAATCGATATCGATAAAACTCAGCAGAGGTATTTAAACTACCTCTGGGAGTTCTTGGGAGAATTACCCTTTGCTAGAACAGGAGAGCATACAGGAGTTCCTAATTTAAGTGATGAACAGATTCGTACAATTTTAAAGTACTCAATCTCATTACTTAAAATCAGAGGCTCAAGGAAGTTCTTCGAGATTCTTTTTAATATGTATGGGTTAACATGTACCATTGTAGACCCCACTGATGGAGAGATGGATAAATGGGAAAAGGTAGACCCATTATATGATACCGATTATTCCGGGTACGATAAGTACAACTATGATAAAATTTATGGTTGTGCTCAATGTATTCAAGTAGATATTAGTATAGGTGGTCATGGTTTTACCTCTCCCACTAAAGAGTTTAAAGCTTTCAAACAGTCTATCGATAGACTATTCGATAGATTTTTACCTTACAATGTATCAGGTAACATCCAGTATGGTTTTGATTTAGCCTACAATTATAAGATAGTTGCAGAACCCCTGATATCTCCAGTCAAAATCGTAACGGGACATATTACCGAAGTACCTATCCGAGTAACTGTAACTTCAGATTATGATGATGCAGATTTAAGATATCAGGTAACTGGATATGACCCATCCGAAAACAAATGGAGCTCTAAGTTATATGAAAGCGGTTCTATCTTCTATGCAAAGAAAGGTGACCAAAGATATTACTTCAGGAGCGTTGGAGATAACTCAGTAACTACTTATGTAGATGTAGGCTTAGAATACTACACTAAATCCTATCATATCTATGCCGACTTAATAAGTGGTGGTACAGATTTAGATAACTTGGTAATCACTGGTAGTAATCCCAAGATTGAGATTAAGGTTACTGCTAATATGAATTACCAAGGCAATATCAGACCTGTAGATGTTCAGTTAATCAATACTCATGAAACTAAACCCTCTGGTTCTATTTGGGAAATAACTTCTGCAGGTACTTATGAATTTGTTATTGCAGACTTCCCGGCAAAGAGGGTAATCTTAAATGTTACAGCAATAGCTACTAACTATACTGTAATATGTGAACCTCGAAATGTAAACATTACTAATCGAGAATCATCTAAGATAACCATTCGTTCCTCAGACCCAAATGAAAACACTGCTGACTTAATTGCCGTACTTACTACAGACCCAGGAGTATTGGTTAGGAATGGTTCTAGATGGACTCCTACCCAAGTTGGTACATTCCTATTCAGATGTACCAAAGATACTTCTGGTAATTCTGCAAACTATGGTACAGTAGTTGCTTACAGATTGGGATACACAATTACTTATGGCATTGGAGTATCCAATAAGAAGCTTAATCTGACTGCTCAGGGCACTGCTTCCATTAAGCTGTTCCTTACTTCTGGTATCTATTATTCTACTTTTGAAAGCGCTAACTTATATTCATACTTCGATAAGAATGTAAATGTATACAGAAAAAATACTTCTGGTACATGGGTAAAGCTTGGAAGTGTAGAATTGGATGATAGATACGTAGAAGGACCCGATTTCTATTATGGTAGAAGTACAGACTATCCTTTTAATGAGGCTGGTATTTATAAATTCGAATCCGTAGGAGACCCAACCAAAACGGTAGAGGTAGAGGTATTAGAATATGTACCTACACCAGAATCCTACTTATGGTTAGAACCTATGAATCCGGATGATGAAAATTGGTATGAACTAGAACCATATTCTCAAACGGAACCAACTAATTATATCAAGGCAGGTTATCAATTAACCAAGAATCAGAATTGCCAATTCTATTTAAGGTATGGCGATGGTGGTAGTCAGATAACAGGTATTACAGTAGAAGGTTTATCCGAAACTTATAATTCGAATACCCTAATTACTCTTGATACTGCTGGTACTTACGAATTCTATTACCAAGGTTCAGTAGTAACTTTAACGGTAAAGAAAGTAGTACCTAAGTATACATTAACTCTTAATCCTGTAAGTGCAGAACTAAGTAGTAGTGTACCAGAAGTATCTACAGTAATAACCTGTACTTCAGATACTGGAGATTCTGGTGATATAATTTATGAGACGGCTCCTGATATAGTTCACACCAGTCCTTATCAGTTCTTTACCAATCTACCTGGAAAACATACTTTCTATGTAAAAGATAATCCTGCAGTCAAAGCAGTATTCTTAGTAAGTATGAAAGACATAGTAGATAAAACAGAATTAGTATGGGAATCCAACGATATATCAGAGCAGGGAATCCAAATAGAGGTTCCCGAAGGAACAGAATGGAAACTTAAAATAGAATAAAACAGATGGAAAGCAACTCTTTTAACACAATCTTCAAAACTGGTATTATAGGATTCACTTCTGAATGCTATGCCATTATCTTTGACCTAAGGTGGATGATTTTATTAGCCTTCGTATTAATACTCTCGGACTTCTGGTTTGGAATATCCGTCAGTAGGATGCAGGGCATAGAAGTAAGAAAATCTAGAGCAGGAAGAAGAACTCTTAATAAAGTTATTGATTATTTATGTTATGTATTACTTGGTGCCGTTATAGGTAAGGCTATTGGAGACCCATACGGACTTAATCCTATAACAGTTTCGATAACAATCATGATACTATGTTATTGTTTCGAAATAGATAGTATTTACAACCATATATGTGAACTCCATGGAGTAAAGAAAAGGTATAGTATATGGGCTATCTTATGGAAATTTATAACATTCAAGTTCAAAGATGTAGGAGAGGCTTTCCAAGATATGAGGAATCAATCGAAAGATTTTAAGAACAATAAAAACGAAGATACAGTATGAAAACTTATTTCGATTATGAAGGTATTATTAAGTCCAAGGATGCAGCTGAAGCAATAGCTGCATCCATTGGCATAGGTCCATTTTGTGGATTCGGTTCAGCAGTGATAACCAACAATGCTATCACAATATCTCCGAATGGAGAACCTACCTCACCGGCTTACCTGGCAATGAAGGATAGAATTATTGCCAGGTATATGACTAAGGCTTCGGATTCTGGAGAAGGACCGGAAGTTAATTTCGGATGTATTGCCCGGGATGGTATGATATTTATATCGGATGCTGCAACAATTAGTATCCCAAATATTGAAGGTTCTAAGGGTAGTAATGAGGATGTGATTGTATTTGCATATCATACTCCTTTAGAAGAACCAGTACAGAACCCAGTACAATTCAGAGCTTTCTGGAATGAATCCAATTCCTTCTACAGTTTGTATAAGAAGTCGGTAGACCCCTTATACCCAAGTGCTAAGGAATCTAGAAACTTGTCAAAAATAAACGTATTAGAAGATACAGAATTAACTTATGAGTCACTAGCTAATAGAGCTATGGCTTCTGTAGCTCAAGGTTTGGTAGACAAATCCTCAATGGTACTGATAGGTATTTATGGTCAGGGTATTAACTCTATAAATAATACAGTAGAGAAATATTCCATTGTTCCTTACGGTGGAAGATTCCCTCAACCAGTAGAATATAATACTGCTATACATGGTATACAACAATCTAATGTAGAAACTCTCTTACGGTTATTGCAGGGATTCCCGAATTTTGATATCAAGGCTTATATAGATGAGAAGTTAGGTAGTATGGAAGGCTCCAGTATACCAAGAGGATTAATTGCCATGTGGAATGGTACTCAAGTACCCAATGGTTGGGCTTTATGTAATGGTCAGATTGTAGATGACTTACAAACCCCAGACTTATCAGGTAAGTTCGTAGTAGGTTGGCAATCGGGTAATGAAGATTACAATCTTATCGGTAATACTGGTGGCCAAGAGAAGGTTACTCTGGCTACTCAGGAAATACCATCTCACGTTCACAACTTTGCAGATGCCTACTTTATCGAAGCTCATTCGGATTTGGTGGGAGCTAATGGTACTCAATGGATTGGTAATAACCTGTCTGGTAGTAATAAAACTGATAGAGATAATTCTTATGTATGTTTATGGGACCATGATACTCGAGCTACAGGTGGAGGTCAACCACACGAAAATAGACCACCATATTATGTACTAGCATACATTATAAAACTATAATAATGTGTAACTACTTGTAACAATATCAATGAACTTTTAATTTATGAATTGCTTAACAATTGGGATAGGGACGTTGGGAAACGCCCCTTTCTTTTTGTGTTTAGTAATGCAGTTCTTCTTTAGCTTTCTCTTCCCAGTATTGAATATCAGCTTTGAGTTCACTGATATATTTGATAGAGTTTTTAGTTCGAGGCATATCAAAGAACTCTACTAAAAGTATATTGGTAATTCTTCCTGACTCAGGCATACGTTCTTTAATATATGGTGGAGGAGTTACTAATACCTCGAATAACATATAAGCATCCGAAGATAGATTAGCTTTCATATAATCATAAAGCAATTCCAACATATCTTCTTTAGCTTTAGTTTCTTCCTCATCATCTTCGAGTTCCTTATCATTATCAAATAAATCCTCAAGCTTAAATAAGTTCTGGTTATATTCTGCAACCTCTCCATAGGCAAATCTCAGAAGCTTATTTTTAAAAGTAGCTAGAGATGATAAGATTCTTGCTTTAAGATGTTCTTCACTACAAGTACCGTAGTACTTATTAAAAACAAATAACATTTTATCCCAGAAATAAGAAGATATTATATCTGGAGTAAGGTTGAATCTTTTGTAATCTATCTGTTTGGTTAGGTTCCTAATAACAGGTTTACAAACTTTATACAACCTATTAAACATGGCTTCATCATAATCCTGCATAGGTTTTAATCTGTGCAGTTCTGAACCATTATTACCGTTGGTCTTTCTCATATCTTTATAAATATTTCGTTAGTGCAAATATATAAAATTATTCATTATATAATATAAGAATATCAAAATATTTCACCAAGCGGCTGAGGATTAGAAGACTAGATACTGTGGACATGAGTTCAGAACTACATGAGGACTATCAAAATCTATTAGTATATAATATTGCAATATAATAATGTATGAAAAAGAATAAAATTAAATTTAGTTTTGCACCTGACTTTCAGTTAGAGATTCTCAGGTTCATTATTCAAGATAAGGAAGGAGGTTTAGTACTAAGCAGAATAAAACCAAGCTACTTAGTACTTATCGAACATTCCTTAATTTGTGAGGGTATACTTAAATACTTCAAGAAGCAAAGAAAGATACCCTCACAGAATGTCCTTAAACAAGTACTCAGAGAAATGCTAGAATCTAAAAACTATGTTGACCTGGTTACTAAGGATGATATCCCAAACATCGAGAAGGTTATCAAAAATCTTTATTCAATTCAATTATCTGATTCAGAATATATTAAAGAGAAAATCTATCAGTTCTCTACTTATGTTGAAATGAAGAACTTAAATGATTCATTCGACTTAGATAACTTTGAACAGTACGAAGAATATTCTAGAAAGGTAGAGAAGGTTTTACAAAGAAGTAGACCTAAACAGGAGGATGAACCTTTATTCATGATTCGAGATGTTACTGAACGTCAATTTAAAAGGCAGGCAGAACCCTCAGTAGTACCATGCCCATTTAGGCAACTAAACGATTTAACCAATGCGGGAGGATTCCCAGGTGCATCAATCAATGTAATCTTGGATAAACCTAAAGCAAAGAAAACATTCTTTATGGTAAACCTTGCAAGAGGTTATCTTAGAATGAAGAAGTCAGTTTATTATGTTGATACAGAAAATGGTCAAGAACAAATTATGGACCGTTTCATTCAATCAAGTATTAATAAAACTAAGAAGGAGTTATATACTGGAGATTATGATAAACTTGAGGCTAAGCATTTAAGGAAACTTGCAAGGTTTGGAGTTGAATTAATCGTTGAAAGAGTACCTGCATTGATTACCGACTGCAATTATATAAGGGAGAAAATACTTACTCTTAGGAGTCAGGGAATTGATATTAAGGTACTAATGGTTGACTATGCAGGGAAGCTTGCTTCTATTGCAAAGGATAAAGAGGATTTCGATAGAATCTCAAACGTATATATTGACTTACAGAATCTTGCTGAGGATTTGCATTTAGATGTTGTATGGACTGCTCATCATATTACTCGTGAAGGTAAGAAACACCAAGCAACTAAATATGATGAGAACGATATATCTGGTTCTATTGCCATTGTACGTAATGCTCAATTCATTATGGGTCTTAACAGTACAGAGCAAGAAGAGAAAGATAATATCCTTCGTTCAGAGATTGTAGTACAAAGAGATGGTCTTCCTTCTGGTAGAGCTTTATTCAAATGCGATGTAGAAAGACAAAGATGTACAGAGTTTACTAAAGAACAAAGAAAGAACTATGATGAACTATACGGTAAAAAACTTGAGGAATCTTTTAAGAAAGGTAATCCTGATGCTGATTCCAAGAAAAGAGAAAGGACAACTGGAGATATATAAATGCAAACTCGGTATTCATGATTGGGTAACCGAGCATTGGTGGGAAACCCGACAGAAACCTCGAAGAGCTATATTTTCACACAAAGGAGGTAGAAAGAGGGCTCAGTATTATAATAAGTATTGTACGAGAACCTATTGTAGAATCTGTGGTAAAAAGAAAAAGAGGAATGAGAACTAAAAATGTAGAAGTAGTAAAAGACAGATGGACTGATGGATTAGCTTTAGAAATATCTCATAATGGTTGGCAAACAACTTCTATCAGTAACTTAGATGTTGAGGATTTGAAAAGAATCCGAAAGGTAATTCGTAAAGCAATTAGAGACCATGAAAATAACAATAACAAGAGACGGTAATGTATTTAAAGATAATATCTTACTAAAACCCAGATTAATTAGAGGGTATTTAAAAGTCAAGATAGAAGGTTCGACTTATTCAGTACATAGATTAGTAGCTATGACTTATATACCTAATCCCAAGAATAAACCCTGTGTGTGTCACAAAGATAATGATAGGACTAATAATCGGGTAGAGAATTTATATTGGGGTACTTATAAAGAAAATACCCAACAGTGTATTCAAGATGGTAGATTTAAACCAGGAGGTCGAGATATACTTGACGAATTTAGTATCAACTGTTTACTTTATGAGTATAATCTTGGTAAACCCCGGTCGATTCTTAAAAAGAAATTTGGGATTTCTGATTCAGCTATTACTCGTATTATAAATTTAAAGAGTAAACCTAAGTTTGGAAATTATAAGTTTAAAGCTATATACCAAGACATTATGAATGATTATCAAGAAGATATGTTAGTTAGAGATATATGTAACAAATATTCTATAGGGCATACCACTTTAAATAATTACTTACGTAGGTTAAATATAGTTAGGCATAGATGAAAATTACTAATAAATTTAAATCCCAGTTAAAAACCTATTTTATCAAGAGGTTAGGTGCTTTTGAATATCGAAGAGGCTGGATGAAACTCCCAACTTGCCCTTACTGTCATAGGGAATTAAAAATGGGAGTTAATCTTTCCATGTACAGAACTAATTGCTTTAGATGTAATGAGCATCCGAATCCTTCACAATTAGTTATGGATGTTGAGGGATTCGATACTTACCATGAACTCATAAATTTCTTAAACAATGGACAATTCGAAGAACTTGAATTTCACGATGAAAAGGTTGAACTTGCAGAAGCTAAGCCTTTGTACTTACCCGATAGTTTTAGACTCCTTAGTATCGGAGATTCACAAATTGCAAGGAGCATTAGAAGCTATGTCAAAGGCCGCGGATTTAGTATCGAAGAGTTATGTAAACATGGAGTTGGTTATGCGACAAAGGAACCTTTCTTCGGGTACCTTATTATACCGTTCTATTATCATGGCCAACTCAGGTATTATAATGCCAGAAAGGTTATTGGAAACGGTCCTCGGTATAATAACCCCAACAAAGATATCACAGGCCTTGGAAAAGAGTTTATCATATTTAATTATGACGCATTGGAAATGTACAGGTCGGTATTCATTTGCGAAGGAGCACTTAATGCTCTCACACTTGGAGATAGGGGCATTGCCACAATGGGTAAAGCTATTAGTGCCTACCAAGTCAATGAGTTACTTAAATCCTCATGCCAAAGATATATTATATTGTTGGACCCAGATGCCAAAAGATATGCAGTCAATCTTGCGCTCAAACTTGTTGCCTATAAAAAGGTCAAGGTGGTGTTTTTACCAGATGGTAAAGATGTAAATGATTTGGGAAGGAAACAAACACTCAAGCTAGTATATCAAACAAGGTATCAAAGTTATCAAGAATTAATATCTATCCGAAACTCTTTGGAGTAAGGAGTTCCTATTATATTATATAACTTAAAAATATTGATGATATGAAGATAATCGATTATGTATTTAAAACCTCATTGGTTATAGGGAGTCTTTTAGTTATGGGATATTTCTTTCCAGTTGTAAGTTGGTTTGAAAAACCTCAACCAAGGGTAAACATGGTTTTCAGATGTGAAATGGTTGATGGCAAAGTTAGGGATTACACTTTAAACTTACCCGAGAACGTAACTTGGTATGTTGGTACTAACCGAGGTTCATACTATGTAAACTTTGGTTCACCTACTAAGAATCTCTATGGGAAAAAATGCCCAATGGATTATAATGAAGGTTGTATTAATGGAGTTTTAGTTTGTAATAGGATAAAATGAGAGAACCCAGCATTCACATTACTAAGTCTCAATTTGAGGAGATATTAAATACCTTAGAGGTAGATAACTTCCCAGTTGAGGCTTTTTTTGTTATTGCTCGTAAATCGGCAATAAATACTAGAGCAGTAGTTGTTTCTAATAAAGAAACAACTAAGAAAGTAACTAACATATTACTAGCATCCAAAGGGAATGCTGCCTTAGTTGCTGATATTTTATATGCAACCCGTATAAAGTTAAAGCATAGAGGAGTTCGTAAAATAAACGAAAGTAATACAAGGGAATGGGCAAATTGTAAAAAGCTTGCCGAGATATGTAATACCTTCTGTGAGGATTTTAAATTTGATACTCGGGAAGGTTTTATTAAATATATTGAGACAGGCTTAAAGAGGATGACTGATTATAGGAATGTTATGCAAAGGTTGATATCTATGCAGGACAACATTACTAATCAAGTAGATGCTGAAATAGAATTGCAATATTCTGATTCAAAGCTTACTAAAGAGATACATGATTATTTCATAGGTAAGATTGCTAAGGCAACTGGTATATATGAATCTTATGAAAATAAACCAGAGAAATATGTACACTTTGCAAAGGTAGGGGAATTCTTAAAAGAAGAAGGTTGGGATTATAAGACATTCATTGATGCTCAGTTTGAATCTCTTGCATGGTGTAATGGATTACCAGATATTGCACAGATGTATACGGATAAAGCAATCGAAAGATACAATAAGTATTTATATAAGTATAAGAACAAAAAATCCCTGGAAGAGGAACCTGAAGTTGAAGGTTCTCTCTGGGAAAAGATTAATAATTAAAAACGTAACGTTATGAAAGCTTTAAAATTTTTAGGTAACAGAGTAGAGGATGCGGCTAATGCTTTTATTGATGTCCTCAAGTATTCAGACCAATCCGTAGATTACCCAGATTTCAACGATATCGAACCTTGGCCGGATGATATTGTTAACATGTTCAAGGATGCTCTGAAGGATAAACCTTTCTCAGAGATTAGTGCTATCCTAATGTATACTCAACAGTCTTCAAGGTTCGAACCTATTGCAGAACTTATGTTGGGTATTGGTTTGGTAGAGATGAGACACTATGATAAATTATCTGATTTCTTACAGAAGGCAGACCCATACGAGGAGAATCCAGTTATGGATATTTATCCAAAGGTAGAGGTAGGTTTTTCTCCTGAGAGTGCTTTGAAGATTGCCTTAGATTCAGAAATAGAAACTATCGGTCATTACAAGAAGATTATGAATAACGTAGCTTTATACAATGACCGGGCAGATTATGATGACGTGATGTACTTATTGAATAAGTTGGTTGCTGATGAGGAACATCACATTAAACTTCTCAAGGAAGCAATGGGAATGGATAAAGCTACTAAAGGTGTAACGGTAATTATCAAATGAGTAGGATAATAATACAAAACGGAAATATGTGCGAACTTGATTTACCTCTTAAGTTCGCACAGAAACTCTACCAGGAATTTTCGGTTAGACATCCTAATGCTTTCTACTTACGTACAAGGCAAAGAGGTATGCAGAACTGGGATGGTAAGATACATTATATAAACAAGCATGGTGAGTTTAAGATAGGTTTTCTTCCGGCAGTATATGAAAAGTGTATTGAGTATGGAATTAAACCTAAAGTTGTAGATATGCGGAAACCTTTACCCAAAGTCAAAAAGGTAGTTACGAAAATAGGTAAGTATAAATTAAGACCAGAACAAGAGAAAGCTGTAAAGGCAATTATATCTAACCAAGTAGGTAACTCTCTCTTTCAGATTGGAGTTTTAGATTATACTGTTAATGCAGGTAAAACTCTTATCATGTCATCCTTATATTTATCTTATAAGAGACAGTTAAAGACTTTGCTAATAACTAATGACTCTGATTGGTTGAATCAAGCTAGAGAAGAGTTTAAGCAATATCTCCCGGGAGAAGATATAACCTTTGTTCAAGGTAAGGTTTTAAATTGGAGTAACTTTACGATTGGTATGGTTCAATCTATTTCTCGAAATATGAGATTCTATCAACAGGAATTATCTAAGATAGATATGGTTTTGGTAGATGAGGCAGACCAAGGTGGAAGTAAGCAATATCAAAATGTACTTACTCGTTTATTTAATACCAGAGTTCGTATAGGATTATCAGGTACCATTTATATGAGTAAGCTTGCCAAAGATAAGGTTAAGAATATGAATCTTGAAGGATTCTTTGGCAAGGTAGTTGCCGAGTTTAAACTTAAGGATTCTATCAAGAAAGGTTACTCAACTAAAACAATTGTAAAGATGGTACCAAGTAGACCTTGGTATGGTAATTGGGAATCCGAGTTTGTAACTTATAAAGACATCTATGATGATTCTATTACCCTGAATAAATATGCCAGAAGAATGGCTTATGCTCGGTTAAAATGGAATATTAACCAAGGTAGATATCCTGCACTTGTAGTATGCAAGCATATTGCACATTGTGAAAATCTATATAAGTTCTTTAAAAAGAAACTGGGCGATGCCTATAATCTTTCCTATGTGCATGTTAATACTCCTTCTAAGTTAAGACAACAAATAATGAAGGATTTTAGAGAAGGCAAGATAGATATCCTGGTATCAACTACAATTATTGCTCGAGGTAAAAATTTTCCTAAGCTTAGATACTTACTTAATACCGCAAGTATGGATTCACAAGAAAAATCCATTCAATTCCTTGGTCGTTTGGTAAGAACCGATGAATCTAAAAATAAGGTATACCTTGATGACCTTCATTATCCTGGAAATTACCTTAGCCGACATGGCAGACATAGGAAACAATATTATCAAAAACAAGAATTGAAAGTTATTCTGTTAGAGAAGCTATGGAAGAAACATCCTATTCATTCTTTATAAGAATACCTTACTTAAGTAGACTTATAAGTACTATGGATAATTACTTTTTCCGGTAGGAGGAAGTAATTAATCTAATAGAGGGACATAGGGCATTAAACATTAATACTTAAAACAATGGAATTAACATTACTAATACCAGTAGTACTGGGAGTGATTATCGGAATATTCTATCTCTATTCATCTCAGTATGATTATGATGAATATAAATATCAATGTCATCAATGTAAAAGGAAATTCAGAAAGGACGAATTAAAAGATTTAAGAGGTCCTTGGCATACTAAGGATTGGACCTGTCCACATTGTAAACATCAAAATGTAACAATTAAAAGTTATGATTATTAAATTATATAAGAAGCTGGTTGATAAGATAATCGGAGAGGAACTTACTCCTCTCCATGTCTTTAATTGTAGTTCATTAGTATGGGTATCGGATATACAATCTACTCAGGTAATACCCAATGAGTATAAGGTATATTTTGATTTATCTTTCTGTTCAGGACTGCAAGTTAGGGTATTAACTTATACTGACACTCGTTACTCACAACACTTGGGTGATATCAGGAAACTATTTATAAATGCAATTGGACATTCCTACTTACCTCTGTATGAGTCGGAATTGAAGATTGGAGATTCAGTTATAAGACTAACAGAAAAAAGAATAGATGATTAATTATGGCAAAGAAAAAACAACAACTTCCTGATTTAACAAAGCAGGATGTCCTTACTCCCTTAGATATCAGTCAGCTGGGAACTAATGGAGACCCTTGCTTTGGTATTGGGTATGATTTATCCACTAAAGAGTGTAAACTATGCGGAGATTCCGAATTATGTGCATTCAAGATGTCACAGAATTTGAACATTACCAGGAAAGAATTAGAACAGAAGAATCAATACAAAGATTTGGATATATTGGAAGATACAGTTGGTATTAAGAAATACATCCGAGGTTTGATTCGGAAAGGGAAAGATAAAAAAGAGATTATCTCAAAGACAGTTGAGAAATTCGAAGTACCAAGAAAACGTATTAGAGAACTTTATCGAGAGTGCAATGAAAAAAATTGATATGATATGGGCCATGTTCAAGATATATCTTAACAACCCAAATTATTATGTAAGGCAAGAGGATGTTCTTGCTGATTTGTTTATGGAGGGTGAATCAGACCTTACCAGATTCTGTCATTCATTGGGTATATACCCTCAACGAGGATTAACATTTGGACAACTTTTAAAACAATGTAATATATTATGAACAAGCTAAGATTTATTAAAGTAAGAGACGTAAAGACTCCTTCTCGGAGTAATGATGGTGATGCAGGTTTGGATTTCTATATCCCAGAAGATTTAGACCCTCAACATCTTATTCAAATGGAGGCAAATAGAACTCCAAATCATTTCACTCCGGACTTTGTATTGGGAGTAGATACAGTTACTAATCATGTAACTACAATTGAGATTTACCCTGGAGGTAAGATACTTATCCCCTCTGGTATCAAACTTCTTATGGAACCAAGAGAGTCTATGTTAATGGCTGCTAACAAATCTGGACTTGCTTCAAAGAAAGGTTTACTCTATACGGCAGAGATTGTAGATTCTCCTTATGTTGGTGAGATTCATATTGGTATCATCAACTTAAGTAGAACTATACAGACTCTTAAATCAGGAGAGAAAGCAACCCAATTTATTCATGTACCAGTTTATCTTACTGAACCAGAAGAAATTCAAGAAGGAGATTTTTATTCTGAATCTCAAATGTGGGGAACTCGGCAAGGTAAAGGATTTGGCTCATCAGGAAATTAATAAGAAAGGAGTATACCTTGGACATCAGGAATATTAAAGAAGAGGTACCACCTACTAGAGAAGGTACTGAGTTACAGAATATGTATTCTCTTGGAATACAACAATTTGAAGGCTACAGGCAAATAGAAAAATTGCCAGAAGCCCCATTGGACGTGAATAACCCATATAATCAAGTAATCCTTAAAGACTTTATTGGTAGAGTAATTGAGGAATTGATGGAGGGTTATGAATCTACTTCAGAAGTGGTTAAGATATGTCATAAGTGGGGATGGAATATTGACCAACTTACAGAAGATGAATATACCCAGGTACTCAACCATTTGCAAAATGCCAATGAGGAACAGGTAGATGCCTTGGGATTCTACTTCACTTTATTTCTCTTTGCTAACATTGCTCCAGAAGATATTCTATCATGGGGAACTAATCATGTAATGGATTACTCAGACTTCAAAGTAAACAACTTGAAGGATGTAATGACTCTGGGAATAGCAATGGTTACCGAAGGTACTATTGGTTTAGTTAATCGGTTTAACATGATTGATGAAGACCATGAATCCGTAAAAGACTACACTCCAGGATTCAATACTTTAAGTGAAGCATCACATGAAGAAGAAAAGATATTATTGTTCAATGTAGTTTACGAACTGAACATTGCAAGAAATCTTCTAAAGTGTAGGCCATGGAAACAAACCCAGGTAATGACTAAGGAATTAGATTTTCAATATTCCTTGGTAAAATCATTCTACCTATATATGGGATTTCTGGGTATCCAAGGATTTTCGGAATATTCAATCTATGAGTTATTCTTTAAGAAGCAAAGATTAAACTTATGGAGACAAAAAACTAACTACTAATGAGCGGGTGGAATAGAAAATTAGAGGGTCTTCAATCGAATACGGAGGAGACCCTCCACTCTTTGGAGTTTGCAACTTCACAAGAGGCATGGGAGAAATTGAACGAGGCTTTCTTAAGGTTAGACCCAGTTCTTTTTGATAAGGGTGCTACTGCAAACAGTGGAGTTGCAGTAGCATACAATGTGTTTATAAAAATACGTAAAGCATGGGTAGACCCAGATTTTGATTATGGTAGATGTTTTAATTACAAAGAAACTAAGTGGACGAGCTTATTGAATAATTACATAGATTTTAATAAGTTAGACCTCTTACGTAGCAAATTAAGAATCCTGAAGAACAAGTATAATCAGAATTACAATGTTACATATATGTTTAATAATCATCATGATAACGGTAAACAATGTTTAATTGCTGCAACTTTTTCCAAGAGATTTCAGGAGGACATCCCAGTTATTACAATGGTAATCAGAGCATCAGAGATTACAAAGAGGTTAATATTCGACTTCCTATTAATTCAACGGATGGCAGAATATGTGTATGGGCCGGACCAGTCAGTACAAATCAACCTATTTGCGACTCAAATGTATGGGAATGTAGAGACACTCTTAATGTACTCAGCTTATAAACCTCTAAAGAAAGTAATCAAGGGTATAGGTAATCCTTGGACTAAAAGGGTTAAAGAAGTTTATAAGAAAATCCAAAATGGTACAGAAAAAGAATGGTCTTCATTTAAGGTATTCTTTAGGAGTTTTAAAGTACTTCGTCCGGACTTATATGAATACCAAGCTTTGTTAGCAAAGGACTTGCTATTAGAATATGAAGATATAGAATATCCAGAAAATGTGATATCCTATTCTCAACGTAAAGCATATAAGAAGAAACTTTTAAAGAAACAGAAGAATGAGAATCTACAGTAATTCTTTTGAGTTAATGTCAGAACTTGGCAGAGAACTCAACAGTTATGGTCAAACTGTAAAACCAAAGACCTATCAGAATAAAGTAATTGAAGGTAAAGAAGAGTTTGAAACAAAGGAACTGATTTGCCAACAATATTGCTTAACTTCACTCGGAGACCCAGTATGGTTATTTGTATTCTCTCATTCAAAAGAATGGGCAGATGAAGAGTTCAGAGAAAGAGTCAGTTGGTATGGATGTAATCCTGGTAGAGCTTGGGAATTAAGAAAAGACCTATGGGAACAATTCTTGGTAGAAGGTCAAAATGGGAAAAAGTTTGATTATAGTTATCCGGAAAGGATTTGGAACGATTTAAGTGATACTGGTAAGTTAGCTTTAGAAGAGGTAATCAACCTTCTTAAAAGGGATAATGATACTCGTAAAGCAGTACTTCCCATATTCCATGGTTCAGATTTATGTTTTCTTGACGGTAGTAGACGTATACCCTGCTCTATGTATTATGATTTTCTTATCCGTCAGAATGGTAAAGGAGAGAAAGTATTACATATTTGCTATCACCAAAGAAGTTCAGATTTTGTTACTCACTTTGGTAATGATGTATACCTTGCATGGAGACTCATGGAATATGTATCTCAAGAGGTAGGAGTAAAACCAGGTTATCTGTATCACACAATCGATTCTCTTCATTCATATAAGAAAGATTGGAAATACCTAAATACCAATCTGGAAGACTTACAAGAGAAATTCTAACCATTAGAGGGATGTATCTACTACAAGTGGGTATGTCCCTCTTTCTATTTATAATTGCAATGGAAACAAGATATCACATAATAAGAAACAAAAGAGAGTTAAAGAAACTCATTGCCTGTTGTAAATCAACTGGTTATGCTTGCTGTGACTACGAAACGAATGCAGAACCAATTTACAATAAGAGTTTCAAACCAACTATACTCTCAGTATCTTGGATGCCAGGATTTGGTGCTTCTATTCCATTAGACCACTTTGAAACAAAAGATTATACATCTCCAGGGTGGAATTGGAAGAAGATGCTAAGGAAATTTGGAGAAGAGGTAATCGAGAATTACGAAATAACCAAGGTTGCATGGAACTGGAAATTTGATGACCAGATTAATCAAAAGTATCACATCTATTATAGAGGTACTTGCCTTGATGGAATGCTTGCAAAATATGTTCTCAATGAGGAAAAACCACATGACCTAAAATCAATGGTTAGAAGATATCTACCAGAACATGGAGATTATGAGAAGCAAGATAAATTCGATAAGATACCTTGGGATAAAAAAGAATTAGACCCACTTTGTCATTATGGATGTCAAGATACAGATTATACTCTTAGGTTAATGATATTCTTTGAGAAAAAGTTAATTGACTTAGGTATGTATTCGGTATTCCGTAATTTATTTATGTGTAATTCCCGGGTATTAACCTCGGTAGAGAAAGAGGGTTTATACCTTGATACCAAATTTAATCAAAAACTCCTTGAAGAATACAAACCAAAAATTGATGCTGCAAGGGAAGCTATCTATAATTTACCAAGAGTAAAGAAGTTCACTAAGAAATACAATCAGGGTAAGATTGAGAAATATATTCAATCAATAGAAGCTGAACTCGAGGAGTTAGATTATAATGACCCAAAAGATAAACGTAAGATTGATTCTCGGCAACAAAAGATAACTAATATACGTGCAGGGGTATTTACTACTAAGAAAGAACAGGAACTTATAAGACCAGTTAATCTTGGTAGCCCAGTTGATTTACCTCAACTAATGTATTCAGATATTGGATTCAAATTCCCTGTAATTAAAGATAATGAATCTGGTAAGCCAAGTACAGATGAAGATACCTTAACCGAATTAAGGTTAACTGTAAAAGACCCTGAATCTCCAAAAGCAATATTTCTTGATAAGATGCTTGAATTAAGAGGTTTAGAGAAAATGTATAAGACTTATATCTTAGGTTGGTCAGAGAAGGTACAAGATGATTCTCGATTACACGGTAGGTATAATATACATGGTACAGATTCTAATAGGTTTAGTTCTGCAGACCCAAACATGCAACAAATACCCAAGACTTCTGTAGACCCAAATATCAAGAAACAATTGGTAGCTCCTCCCGGTTATCTTTATATGGCATTCGACTATTCTCAGGCAGAATTAAGAATGATGGCTCACTTATCAGGTGATGAAACTTACCTGGAAGCTTTTGCTAAGGGAGTAGACCCTCATCTTGGTATAGCAGCAGCAAAATATGGTGTATCGATTGAAGAAGCAAGTAAAGCTTACGAAGATGAAATGCACCCAGATTATAAATTATGGAAGGTACGAAGGAAGCAAGCTAAACAGATTGCATTTGGACTTATTTATGGAATTGGTAATAAATTACTAGCACAGAAATTATCTGACCCAAAAGCTGGTATTATAGTTACTCCGGAAGAAGCAGCAAAGGAAATGGAAGTATTCTTTGGTCAACATCCTAAGATTAGGAAGTTTAAAGAGAAACAAGAAAAATTCCTTCGTAAGCATGGGTATTATACTCAGCTATTTGGTACTAAACGAAGACTCCCCCAAATATATTCAAATGATAAGCAAGAGGTTGCTTATGCAATTCGTTTAGGTCTTAACTTCCCATGTCAAGGTGCTGCAGCAAATATGACCAACTTCGGAGCTATCCTGGTTTATTATCTAATGAGGCAAGGTAAACTGCCAATGATGAAAGAAGCTTGTACAGTACATGATGCCGTATATATGTATGCTAAACCAAATGATATTAATACATGGACGGTATATACAATCTGGAATATCCTACGTAATCCAAGTACTAAGAGATATTTCGGATTTCAAGTTGATGACGTAACTCTATCAATGGATTTTACAATAGGCCGGTCTATGGCAGAAGAA